GTCCAACTCAAAATACTATATTTTTTATAAATATATATACTTTGAAATGGAAAAATAAATAGATATAGACACCCCCCCCGTATATGGAATTGCCCTTAGGCTCCGATTTCGGCAGACCCAGGACCCGACCGGCCGAGAAGCGCGGCTCGCACATGAGCCCGTAGAGCCTCGTTTGGCTCTCGGACGTCCCGACCTACCAGCGGCTCCTGTTTCGCCCGTCGTAGGCCCATCCAGGCGCGATTATAGCCAGCACGCTGGCAGAGGCGGTCCACCTCACGCCACGCGAGGGCCTCATTCGGCGCTCTGAACTTCCAAAACACGCGATGCACGGCCCGCGCGTCGAAGGCTTCGAACTCAATGCCGGCGCTGTGGTCGGGCAGAGCGGTCGCGTGACGCGGCATCGGACGCGGCTGGATCTTCGGGAGCGGCTTAAGCCACACCACGGCATGCGGGTCGAAGACCATATCCTTGTAGCCGAGCTGGCTCATGCGAAACTCCACCACACGAACAACGCGCCAAACACGATCACGATCGCTGCGCCGCTGTTGATTTGCTCCAGAGCCCGCTTGAGGCCGCGCCGCTCACGAATTGAGCGGTACGAATGGGGGCGCAGTTTGGGCTGGATTGTGGCGTGTGCCAAGCCCAAAATCGTCAGGCTCGCCAAAATCGCGAACCCCCCGCCATAACGAAGAGCCAAAATCAACAGGTCGTGCATTTTTACCTCCGGTAAATTCCGCCGCCCGAGGGGCGCGTAACGACGGCGCGCGTATGTAGGCACGCGCGAATACGCCCCGAGGGCGGGGTGCCCTCGGGGTTGAGTAGTCCTGTAGCGTGGCGGGATTAGGCCGCTTTGGCGACCTCTTGGGCAGGAGCCAGAGCCTCGCCAATTTCCGCATAGATCGCCGCAAGGGCGAGCCGCGCGGCGTCCGCCTTGCCTTGGTCTTCCCACTGGGAAACCGTGATCAGGTTGCGGATTTGGCGCGTAGCCTCGACCTGAAGGTCAAAGACCTCATTGCGCGGTTCGGCCGGTTCCGGTTCCGCCTTGGGTTGCGGTTCAAGAATGGTGGACGGCGAGGGATTGGCCGCCGTCGCCGCCTTGACGCTTGCGGCTTCAAGCCGCTTTTGCGCGGCGCGCGCCTCTTCCATCTTGCGGACACAAAACCCGCCGCAGAACGTGGCAATCGCCACGTCAAAAGCGTCCGGGTCCACCGCACCCGGTTCGCCGATAGCGGCGCGAAGTTTGGCAATCATACCCGGTTCTTCGAAGGCCTTGCGGCAACGAGTCCGAATGACGTTCGCCGTACCCGCCGTGACGCCGGGCACTTTGTCCGCGAGAAGTTTGGAGGCGGACGCGGGCGATTGACCGTGATCAGCCGCGAGGATGGCGGCAAAGGCCACCGTCATCGCCTTTTGAACGCCGCCTTGGGCGCGTTCAAGGCCGGTCACTTGGGTGGCCACCGCGCTAATTGCGCGGCCGGTGTAGTTTTCGAAGATCTTAAGAGCGTTTTCCATTTTTTACCTCAGGTAAATTTGAGAGCGGGATTGCTCTCGGGTGAAGACACAATGGTGGCTTTGGTGCGCGATATTGTCGCGCGACAAGAGACACCTCCGGCAGGGGCTACGCTTTACTCATCCGCTAATCAATCGAGCGGGTATGACTAAGAATAACCCAGAAAGAGGGGACAATGGGGTCCAGCATGAAGGAGTACACCCCTTTTTCGTTATAGAAATCAGTACGTTGGGGTCGACTGTTCGAAAAACACCCCGGTGAAATTTTTGAAAAATAAGTGATATCACTTTCAGGACCAGCCTCAGGCCACCCGACAGCCGAGCAATCCATAAATCACCACTCGTCACTACCCGCTCGCGGGTCCAATCCCTTCAAGGAAAGCCCGCTCGCGGGTCCAATCCCTTCAAGGAAAGCCCGCTCGCGGGTCTCCAACGCCGCTCGCGGGTCTCCAACGCCGCTCGCGGGTCGCTCGACACCGCCCACGAAAAAGCCCCGGAACTCGCGTTCCGGGGCCGAAATCACCCAGTTTCTCTCAAAACCAGGTCTATTTGGGGACAAATCGTACATCGAAACGTCGATCCGAAGCTCTTTACGACGTCTTTCGCTTCGGAATAGCGAGAAAATTGCAGGGCCTGGACCGGGTCGGCGGTCCATCCGACCGCCACTCCACCCCACCAAAGCACCAGATCCTCGTCCAGGATCACGTACTTTTGCCGCCAGACCGCCCGCCAGAGCCCCACTCCAAAGAGCCCCAGCAGGACCAGGCTGATTATCGAGACCACCATCAGCTCAACTCCCCAGGATTTCATCTTGGGTCGAAAGCATAGCCATCTCGTAAAGCCAGCCCCACTGATCCAGATCGATCAGCTCCGGTTGCCAGACCCCACAACCCCCTTCTTCGCAGGTGTGAGGCAAGTATAGAAGGCCGCCTCGCCCGCCTGAGATCTTTCGATCTTCAACTCGAAGCCGATCTCTTGCTGCAATTCCTGCATGATGAGCCTGAACCTCTTTAATTGCACAGGCTGTGCATTGGCGGTCACCCTGCAGAAGGCGTAGTATAGAGCGTACAGGTCCGTCTCGGAGGTGCGGACTTGAGACTCCACGTTGCCCGACGGCGCGTGGACCTCGATCCCGCCGGACGTCAAGAAAAACTTCACGCTGTTGTTCTGAGAAGCCACTTCGCTCACCAGTTCCACATGCGACTTCGGCAGCGTGTATTCCTGCCGACGCAGGACGTCCTCGATCGCCGGGACGCACCACGCTGCGATAGCTTCCTGCTCTTCAGCCAGGATCTGCTCAGCCAGGCGCACGATCTTCTGACCGTCCGACACCATCCGCGTGAAGTGTAGGAACAGCCAGCGCCGGTTGAAACCGGCCGACGTATCCCGCGTGCGCGGCAAGTGGTTCGAGGCGAACCAGTGGGCGCAGAGCGGGCGGAACTTGAAGATCTGACCGCCCTTGAACTGGCCGTTCAGCTCCTCGCCCTCGACGATGGACTTGAACCGATCACCTGCGATCAGCTCCTTCTCCGACAGCTCACCGCAGAAGTTCAGAGCCTTGCCCAGCATCTGGGTGGGAAGGAACTTGTCGGCCCAGTCATGCGGCGGGACAGCGCACGTCGCTTCCTCGGGGAACATCCCCTGGACGATGTCCTTCAGGGTCGACTTGCCCGTCTTCGGAGCGCCGAACAGACACACCGCCCGACTATACCGAGGCGCAATCCCGAACAGCGTCACCGCCATGGCTTCACGCAGGGCCTGGACCTTGTCCATGTAGTCCGGGTCCAGACCCCACGCCTGATCCAGGAACGCCAGCAGTCGCAGCGGAGCGCCCTCGTTCGGGACATAGCGATACGGCAGCACGTAGCGCGCCCCGTAGCAGCCGTCGTGAGGCTTCAGCTCCATGTCCAGGGTCAGATAGCCGTTGGCGAAGTTGATGCCCGGCACGTCCAGCGACTTGACGCCGCGCTTCACGATGTTGGACATGACCCTCAGAATGCCGGTGTGGTCGCTACTGCGCTTGGCCGCCGCCAGCGATCCGAACTCTCGGGCCAGCACGCCCAGGATCTCCCAGTCGCCCAGCATCTTCCAGTGCGAGCCGACCCACTGATAGAACAGGCCGCCGTCGTAACGGACCTCGCCGTAGCGTTCGAGTTCGGCGATCAAGTGCCCAGCGATCTCGGTGTGGTCGTCACCCGTGATCGTCTTGCCCTTCAGCTCCTTGATGCGCTTACGCATCGCCGACATGGTCAGCAGTCGGGCGTTGCCGTTGTGGATGAACTGCAGGATGATATCGTACTGCAGGTCGCCCATGTGCTGCGACTTGGCCAGCCGGACCAGCACTTCCTCGACGATCTCGGCCCGAGACGCCTGGTTATCCTTCGGGATCTCCGTGAACTTGTCGGTCAGGTAGGTCAGGTAGTCGGCGACGGTCCACTCGTCGACCTGTTCGCCGAAGTACTTGCGCATCTCCAGGATCTCGTCGTCCGACAGACCCAGATCCCAACCCTGAGGCAAGACCTTGCCGTGCTCCAGGATGTCCCGACGCACGAACTCCAGCAGCTTGGCGCTGGCCTTGGCCGGATCCATCGGGTCGCCGACGACATTCTCGGTGAAGTTGGCCACCCAGGCCTCGACTTCGCCGAGCGCTTCCTTCAGCGTTCGCTCGCCCTTGAGCACGCCACGAGCCCAGAGCCCGGCCATCGAGATCATGGCGCTGTCGCGACCGCCGGCCGGAACCCACTTCGTGATCTGGGTCGAGCCTCGCGAGCCCAGCTTCACACCGGCGTCGATCAACGCCTGACGCAGCTGAACCTCGAAGTCTCGCGGCAGCGGAACGATGCGGTCGAGCACGTCGCACAGGTCCGTGTTCGCCACATACGGCAGCCCCGTGTCGGGGTGGATCGAGGGCGGCATCACCATCTGGGTGCCACGCGACAGGATCTCGACCAGGGTGTTGTTGGTCTCGCCCTTGATCCGCGAGGTCTTCTCCTCGGTGTACTTGTAGACGCGGATCGAGCCCTTCTTACCCACGCGCGTCCAGGGGGTCGGCGGCAGGATCTTGTCCAGCACCGAGATGACGCGGGGGTCCTCACTGTCCAGGTCGATGGCGATCAGGCCCGACTGGGGACCGAGCGGCAGACCCATGTTGCCCTCGGCGAAGTGGGTCAGCCAGAAGTCCTGTGTGTCCTTGTCCGGCATCATGGCGGCATAGGCCTGCCAGGCGTTGGGCGCGGGCATCTTCTGACGCGGCTTGAGCGGGATGACCGGAAGTCCGGCGGCCCAATATCGCGGAGCGTTGTCCGCGAAGATCCCCTTAGGCATCGATCAGGTCCTTGAGCTTGGTGATGAGGGTGGTGCGTTGAGCAGGAGTGAGAAATTCTTCCAGGTGCTCGATGACGAGCCTCTGCATCTTGGCCATGTTGCGCACGTTGAAGCGCTTGGTCTGGAGGTCGACCAGTTTGCTCAGCAGGTCGTGCGAGCCCTTCATGAAGGCCATCTTGTCCTTCGGGTCGGAGCCCGCATAGACACTGGAGTCCCTCTTGACCTGCAGAAGCAGGGCGGCGATCTCGCGGTCGATAGCATCGGCCGAGGCGTCGACCAGACCGTCGATCTCGATCTCGTCTCGGCTGCCGCCGTTGACCTTGTCGGCCATCAGCAGCCTGCGGATCATGACCTTCACCCCATGATCGTAGGGGCACTCGGGGCGATCCAGGATGTCGGGGAACTTCTCGAACTGTGCGACCAGAGCCCGGAACGGGGTCAGCTGCACATCGGTCAGCGGCGGGTAGAAGGGCTTTCCGCCCGAGGGAGGGGAGGTCATGTCGTTCATGACCTCCCTTAAATTCCATATACGGATTTGATGCAAGTATAAACTCACACAAAATTTTTAAGTATAGTATATATGCAAATTCCACTTGACCCAGCCGCCCGCCGCCCGCATCCACAGAACCATGGCGCGCAATCCATTCTTGGCCAATTTCGTCGAGGACCTTCAGGCTCGGTACCCGATCGACGGGGACTCGATGCTCTACAGCGAGTGGATCGCCCAGAACACCAAGCTCAACGGCCGGTCGTTCGGTTACGAGGGCTACGAGTTCCAGCAGGCGATCGTCGACGACATGCACCCCGAGCTGGCGGTCATCAAGCCGTCGCAGGTCGGCATGACCGAGGTGCAGGTCCGTAAATTCCTCGCCTTCCTCGCCCGCAACCGAGGCACGCGCGGCATCTTCACGTTCCCGAACGAGAAGATGTTCAAGTCCAACTCGAAGACCCGCATCAAGCCGGTCGTGAACCAGTCGGTCTTCAACTCCTCGGCCTTCGACGCCGAAAAGCCCACGCGGGCGATGGAGCTGTACGAGATCAACGGCTCCTTCGCCCACATCACCGGCTTGACCGAGGGTGACGCCACCTCAACGCCTGCCGACATCCTCTTCCACGATGAGCTGGATCTATCCGATCAGGTGATGATCGGCCTCTTCCAGTCGCGCCTGCAGAACTCGATCTACAAGATCACGCAGCTGTTCTCGACGCCGACCTTCCCCGGCTTCGGTATCGAGCTGGCCTACAACGCCAGCGACATGCGCGAGTATATGGTCAAGTGCGCCTGCTGCGGCCGGCACCAGGTGCCGCGCTTCACCATGCCGTTCCTGCACCTACCCGGTTACAAGGGAGAGGGTAAGCTCGACGAGCTGGATCAGGACACGGTCGACGCGATCAACCTGTCTGAGACCTACTTCAAGTGCTTCCACTGCTCCAAGCAGTTGGACCTGCGCAATCCCGAGCTGCGGGAGTGGGTCGCCGAGCGCCCCTCGCGCGACGCCCATGGTTATCGGATCCGGCCGACCTCCAGCTACAAGCTGGACCCGACCTACATCATCCGTCAGCTGTTGAAGATGAAGCGCCTGGATCAGCTCAAGGGCTGGTACAATACGGTGCTAGGTGAGACCTTCAACGACGGCAATTCCAAGCTGGAAGCCGACATGATCGCCAAGATCATGGGCTCTCCTGGTGTCCCGGAGGTCGGGTCCGAGGTGCCTTGCGCGCTGGCCAGCGACATGGGTAAGACCTGCCACCTCGTCGTCGGTCGGATCGACGGGGATGTCGTCCACCCCTTCCTGTTCGAGGCGGTCCCCAACGGTCAGATCAAGGACCGGATCGCCCAGCTGCGGCGCAAGTACAATATCGTGGCCGGCGCGGTAGACCGTCACCCCTACGAGATCACCGCCAAGGAGATCATGGATGAGACCGAGCGTGTAATTCTGCCGGTCGAATACCGTGGGGCTGAGTTCGTCAACATCGTCAAGGACGACTACGACGCGCTCGACTACATCCAGATCAACCGCACCAAGGCTATCGACCAAGTCGTGAAGCTGGTGCGCAACGTCGCCATGAACATGACCGGCTACGGCAACTTGAAGCAGGTTGTCACCGAACACATGTGCGACATGGTGCGGATCGAGAACCCTGAGAAGCTGGCCACCTGGGAGAAGACCACTGGCCAGGACCACTTCATGCACTCGCTGGTCCTGCTGCAGGCTTCCATCAAGATCGCGCATATCGTAAAGCTGTCGATCATTCAGGAGCCCAAGAAGATCATCCTCGGTCTGATCGGCGTTCCCCAGTCCAAGAACCATCAGCCCACCCAGCTCGGCCAAGCCCGCCGTCGCGAACCTGAAAGGCTCATTTGATGGCCGCACCGTCGATCGATCAGCTCTTCAAGGACACCGGCACGGTCAAGAAGCAGCCCAAGACTGCTCAGACCATCACCCCGACCTATCAGCCGAGCCAGAAGGATCAGATCCTCACGGTCCCCGGCTACCGCGAACACCTTCAGTCGCTTCGAGACAACCGCGCCACCTTGAGCAGCCAGGACTTGCTCAAGCAGATGTTCAAGCAGGATCCCGACGTCTCGGCGACGGTCGGTTCCTTCCTGACGCTGTCGGACACCGAAATGACGATGCTCGTTCGGGACGCCGACGGAAACATCGACACCACCGCGACCACCCAGCTACCCAAGTTGGTCCGGGCTCTGTTTGCCTCGACCACCTACCTGGAGGGCTTTCAGCTGAAGCCCGGTCTGCGCATGTTCTGCCAGGAGATGCGTTATCTCCTGATGTTGCGCGGCGCGGTCGGCAACGAGCTGGTCTTCGACCAGAAGCTGGTCCCCAGCCGCCTTCAACACGTCGACATGGCCTCGATCGAGTGGTTCGAGAAGAACCCCAACGAGTACAAGCCCCGTCAGAAGGTGCAGGGTAAGAACGAAGGGGTCGTGCTCGACATCCCCAGCTTCTTCGTCAGCTTCCACCGCCGAGATCCGACCAGCATCTACGCCAACTCCGACTTCGTGTCGGTGATCAATACCGCTGCTGCACGGACGCAGGTGATCAATGATCTCTACCGGATCATGCAGATCACGGGCTTCCCGCGCATCGACATCAAGGTCCTGGAAGAGACCTTGAACGAAAACGCGCCTGCTGAGATCCGTCAGGATCCTCAGAAGCTGCGCGCCTGGGCGTCGGATCGCTTGAATGACGTGGCCGCGAACTTCGCGGAACTACGTTCGGACCAGTCCTTCGTCCACATGGACTCGATTGAGGCCTCGATCCTCAACGACAAGAACCCCGGAGCAGGCCTGGACATCACCTCGGTGATCGAGGTCCTGAACGCTCAGAACCAGGCGGCTCTGAAGACCATGGCTACGGTGATCGGGCGCGGCACTGGCGCGGCTGGCGTCGCCTCAGTCGAGGCGCGCATCGCGGCCATGAATGCGGATCAGCTGAACGTGCCTATCGCCGAGCAGCTCTCGAAGGCTCTCACCTTCCTGATCAACGTCTTCGGCATCCAGGGTTTCGTCGAGGTCAATTTCGCTCCGGCCGAGCTTCGGCCGTCGTTGGAGTTGGAGCCTCAGAAGACGCTGCGCGCAACCCGACTGCGTCAAGATCTGAGCGACGGGCTGATCACCGACGTCGAATACCACCTGATGGTCTACAACCGTCTCCCGCAGGCCGGCACGCCTGAGCTGTCCGGCACCGGCTTCATGACGCCGGTCGATACGACCAACGCCGGCAACGTCACGCCCAACAGCGATCCGCTGGGCGCGAGCCAGGCCCCCTCAGGCGGCAAGATGGCGAAGTCGAACGGGAAGCTGGGGTCCAAGAAGCCCGCCAAGTCCAACACTGCGGTCAAGGCCGCACTGGCTCTTCTCAGTTCTGAAGAAGAAGAATAACCCGCCGGCAAGCCGGCGGGTTAGGAGGTGGGATGTGGGAACCTCGCGTGAGGTCCTGCAGCTTCTCACAATCTGACCCAAATGCAAGAGGCCCGCCTCCAAAGAGACGGGCCTGTGACCGGCAACCGTTAGGGTGATCACGACGCTGACCAGACACGCGGCCGGATCAGTCGTCCTCATCTAAAGCAAGAGGCCCGCCGATCTCCCGATCGGCGGGCCTCCCGCTCTCCATCCACCCTGACCGCAGCTCAACTCGGCGAGGACAGGATGAACTTAGGGCATCCTTACGCCGAACGCAAGGTCGACGGTCGAACCGCTCGTTCGCCCGCGTTGTTGGCCAGGGCGACGATCGCCCATTCACCGTTCTTCTTGTTCTCGTAGCGCACGATCGTGCCGCTCTGGTTGATGTTGGTATAACGACCGCTGGCCTTGAAGGTCACAGCAGCGCCGATCGGATGGGTCTTATCGGACATCGGATTGTTCCATAAAGGTTGGGAACTTCCCTTTACAACTTCAGACCCACCCAAGTCTACTACATAATATCACTTTCTTTTAGTGTACTATATATGCACTTTTATGCACTCTCCTACGGGCTTCCCCTTGCACCCAAAGCCCGTCTTGGACTTAAAGCTTGATCCATGAAGCAGATCGAAAAGACAGGGCGGGTTCTGATCCAACTGCGTAAGGCTTATGGGCCGGACGCGGATCTGAGCGCGCTCGCCGTCTTCGAGACGACACTGGTGAACACCAAGCCGCTCCGTAAGACCGGCGGCATCTTTAAGGGTGCCCGTCTGGCCGCGAGCCTGATGGCGGAAATCACTAATGCCGTGAATGCCGAGAGCATTCCGATCCAGCTGCAGCACGACACCTCGACCCAGCCTTTTGGTCGCCTCTTCGCCGCCGCCATGCACGGCCTCGAAGAAGTTCGCGCACTCTTCGCGGTCGATCAAAAGGCCAATCCCGAAATCGTCCAGAAGATCGATAGTGGAACTCTCGATCAAGTCTCGGTCGGGATGATCAATAAACAACTGCTTTGCAACGCATGTGGTTTCGACTACATGTCGCCCAAGGCTTACGAGGCCCGATGGGCGCTGGAATGCGACAAGGAGCATAAGCTCGGTGAGAACGGCAATCACGTCGTGGTCACTGGCTTGGACCAACTTTTCGAGACCAGCCTAGTCGGCCACGGAGCTGTTCGTGGAGCACGCATCGTCGGCCCGTCCGAGAGCATCTTCAGGGACAATCCCAAGCTGGCCGCCTCGGCGGCTGAACATGGGGGCTTCGGTGCCCTCTATCTGACGGCAACCGTCGAGGACGAAAACATGGATCTCGCCCAGATCAACGCCCAGCTGACCACCCAGCTGACCACCGCCACCAGCGCCCAAGCCGTCGCCGAGACGAAGCTGACCGCCGCGACGGAGCAGGTCACCCAGCTGACGGGCCAGGTCACCCAGCTGACCACCGAGCGCAACGAAGCGCTGTCGGCCAAGACCACGGCCGAAACCGCCCTGACCGGCGTGACCGCCGAGCGCGACGCGGCCAACGCCGCCGTCTCGACCGCCCTGACCGCCCTGACCGCCGAAGCCACGGCTGTCCTGACGGCCTGCGGCAAGTCGACCGATGAAATCGCTCTGGCCCTGAAGGACAAGGACTGCGCCGCCGTCCTGTCGATCCTCCAGGAAAATCGCGCCCAGTTCGCCGCTGTGATCCCGGCCGGTGGCCGGTCGCAGGCGGCTGACACCAAGCCCAACGCGCCCGCCCGACCGGCTGGCTCCTCGTTCACCACCCGTCGCTAAGCCGCGACCGGATCAACCTCTTAAGGAGCAGCCAACATGCCCAGTTTCCACACTGCTGTTCGTCTCGCGAAGTTCGACTTCAAGGACTACCAGCTCACCGTCAACATGAACTCGGCCATCACGACCTCGGACGTGGGCAAGCCGGTCACCATCGACACCTCGGCCGACAACCAGGTGAAGCTGGTCGGCGCGGGTGAAGAGATCGTCGGCATCATCTACACGGTCGAAGACCGCGTGAATGAAGGCAAGAAGGTCGGCACCGTCGAGTTCCACTTCGCCGCCTACCTGCCGATCCAGGCGGGCCTCACCGGCAACCAGGTCGTCGCCCGTGGCAAGCGCCTGGCCGGCGGCGGCGCGGGCACCGTTCGTGCCCTCGATCCGGCTGTGCCGGCCGACGCCGTGCTGATCGCCGCTGGCGCTCCGCGCTGCTGGGGCCTCCACACGGTCGACGGCGTGTCCAAGGCCATCGCGACGCTTTTCTAAGCGTCGCTTCCACTAGTCAGCATCTTTCAGGAAAGACCTTCCGATGATCAAGAGCACTTCCGAAATCAAGAAGGCCGCACCCGAAACGGTGCTGGCCGGTCTGCTCAACGCGGACAGCACGCATGCGTCGCTTGAAGCCGCCAGCAAGCTGATCAAGGACGCCAAGGACTACGGCCTCGATCTGCGTAGCTACCTGCGCCTGTCGATCGACGCCGGCATGGCCGAGGACAAGAGCCGCTTCGTGGCCAACGCCAACGGCGAACTGCTGAACGGCTACGAAGCCTCGCTGGCCTACCTCAACCTGCCGATCCGTGACGACCTCGACGCGGGCGTCATGCTGCAGGCCGCCGCCGACACCTTCCAGACCTACCCCGGCACCCGCGCCCTCTTCCCCGAGGTCGTGGACGACATGGTTCAGTGGAAGGTCCGCCAGACCAACTTCGAAACCACCGACGGCATGATCGCCAACCGCCGCACCATCTCGGGCAACGAGATGCTGTCGACGGTCGTCGAAGACACCACCGCCGACTACGAAGAAGCCGTCCGCGCCGTCGCGGAAGGTGGCCGCATCCCGATCCACTCGATCCGTTCGAGCGAGAAGCGCGTCAAGTTCTGGAAGTTCGGCAACGGCTACAAGACGACCTACGAGTTCCAACGCCGGGCCTCGCTGGACATCCTGACGCCCTACGCCGCGCGCACCCAGAAGCAGATCGACCGCTCGAAGGTCGCCGTGGCCACCTCGGTGCTGCTGAACGGCGACGGCGTGACCGGCGCCGCTGGCGTTGTCGGACAGTCGTCCTTCAACAACGCCAACACGACCGGTACGGCTACGGCCGGCAAGCTCTCGTACAAGCACCTGGCCGCCTGGCTGGTGTCGCGTGCGAAGGCCGGTGCGCCGATCGACACCGTCCTGGGCAACTGGGACATGTACCTCCAGTGGCTGTTCCTGTTCGCCATTCCGACGACCAACAACAGCATGACCGACGCCGAGCAGCTGGCCCGCACGGGCTTCCAGATCGGCGGCGTTCCGATCCTGTCGGGCAACATCCAGTTCAAGCTGTCCTCGGACGCTCCGAACAACCAGCTGATCGGCTTCAGCCGTGACGACACGCTGGAGGAGATGACCGAGGCCGGTTCGCAGATCTCGGAAAGCGAGAAGTCGATCCAGACGCAGGAAGTCACCTACGTCCGCACCGAGACCTCGGGCTTCCGCCTGATCTTCGGCGACACGCGCTCGGTCCTGGACCTGGCGTCGTAAGTCAGCTACGACGGAGGGCGGGAGGAAACTCCCGCCCTCTTTCCGTCAACACCCAATCCCGGAGATCCCCATGAAGTTCCTGGTCGAGACCAAGGACAACCTGCAAGTCGTCGGCAACGGCGAAGAGATGCACGCCCGTTACAACCGCCCGTCGGTTGTGCGGGACAACACCTTCATGCAGCAGCACATCGCCGCCGGCACCGTCCAGATCAAGGCCCGCCTGGTCGACGAAGCCACCGACGCCGAATACGAAGACCGCTGGCTGGCCGCCCACAAGGACGCCAAGACCGCCGACGACAAGGAAGCCGCGACCGAGAAGGTCACGGACAAGTTCCTGGCTGAGTTCGAGTTCTCGGACAAGCCCAAGAAGGGCAAGGACGAACAACCGCCGCCCCCGAAGGCCTAAGTACGTGCTGACCTTCCACGCAGGTCAATCCGTCGTCGTCGCCGTCCCGCTTACGCGGGACGGCGAACCGTTCCTGGCTGACGCCGGAGCGAAGTGGACTTTGCGTGACCACACCGGCCTTCCGATGCCGGCCTATACCGATCAAGCAGTCGCCGATGTGAGCGACACTACCTTGATCATTACGATCCCTTCCGGTGCCCAGACCATCGACAGCAGCAGGCTCTTCGAGAAGCGCTTCGTGGTCGTTTCAGGCACCAGCAACGCCATTCCTTTCGAAGTCACCCTGGCCTACCGACTTGTGGCCTGGATGAACTATTCGATCACAGCCGACAGTGTCCGATCCTTCCTGGGCGTCGACCCCGGCGAACTGGCTGACCACGACATCGATCTACCGGCAGCCTACCTCGAACTGGCCTCGGTGGCCGGCGTCACTGCCGTGCAGGATGCCCTCAATAGCGGCACGCGCCTGGAGTCCCTGGCCAACAACGCCATCAAGGGCTACGCCGCCCTAGCGTGCCTCCCCGGCCTTCGCCAGCGCGTCTCCAAGAAGGCCGAGGACGGCTCGATGAAGGTCGAGCGCTTCACGGTGGATTTCGATCGTTTGGAGGCTGATGCGCGCCGTCTCGTGATGGAGGGCACCACCGGCCTGGGCACCTCTCTTGACGACCTGACCGCTCCCGTGCTCTTCGTCCTGGTGACACCCACCACCGACGTGATCACGGGGGAAGCTCCTGCGTAGGCTCACCTACCTCCACGACCGAGCGGTTGAGCCCATCAGGATCATTGGTGGAGCCCAAACCCGAGGCATCATTCACCGCCCAGCTGATAACGATCAGCCAGGTGCTGAGTTCTCGCGACCGAAGACCACCCTGCGTGTTCTGGCATCGTCCATCGTGTATACCGGTCAAGTCATTCAGACGCGGGCTGATGAGCGATACTTGGTGGCGGACCACAGCCGCACCGTGGACTACATCACCTACCATCTGTTCGAGACCGACCGGCAGATCACCTGGGAGCGGGAGACCTTCAGGGTCAACCCGGTCAGCAAGCAGAAGCAGTCCTTGGGACGTCAACCGGTCCAAGCCTCGCCGATCTGGGTGATGTGGGAGCGAGCGCGTCGCGAGTTCATGGACCTCAACGTGCGGATCGCTCAGGAGACCTACCTCCTGGCCACGGGCGAGAACATCCAACTGGGCGACTTCCTGGACGGCAAGGTCGTTAAGCGCGTCTCCAATGCTCTGGGCATCAAGGTCGTGGAGCTGCAGGGATGAAGGTGCGGGTGGGTCGTGTCCAGCTGGGCAGCGACCTTTCGGCCGTCGAGAAGCAGATCGCGGGCGAGTTGGTTGCGAACTCGATCGACAAGGCCCAGGAGATCAGCCCTCGCTTCCTGCGCCGCCTGGGTGCCCGTATCCAGATGGCGGCCATGTCCGAGGCCAACGACATCTTCGACGTGGTCGTCGGGATCATCGACAGCCCCAAGTTCTCGACCTCGGACATGGGCGTGCGCTACGCCGACGTGATCCGGGGTGCGCCCGCCGGCACGAGCGGACCAGGCGGCCGGGTGTCATGGTCCGACCTGTCGCTACGCTACGCCGGCTATAAGCGCCGACACCGGCCGGCGAACCGGGACCGTATGTTCCGCTACAACAATGGTCTGCGAAACTACCTGGATCGTCAGGGGCTCTCGATCGTCAAGAGCCGCCTGGGAGGGATCCAGGTAAAGGTCGATGTCACCCCGCCGGCCAATTCCGAAGTGCGTAAGTACAAGACTGGTCAGATCTGGAGGCAGACTATCTTCCCCGAGGAGGTAGCCAGCCTGGCGCTTGGGCGTGTCAGTGTGACCATGTTCCCCCGCTTGTCACCCAGCCTGGCTCCGATGCTTTCCAGCCGAAAGTGGACCGACAGCGGCACGGGGAAGCTGGAGCGGCAGCTCTTCGCCGGGACGCGCGCGGCCGACAAGCTGGTCAACCGAAATCGTCCCTATCGCCCTCTGGTCACTCCCGTGCTGCAGTTCTTCATGCTAGTACGGATCCCCAGCGCCATTAAGCGCTCGGTTCGCAACTACCTGGGACGGACGGGGATCGCTCGTGATTAAGCCTGAAGACCTCTACATCAACGTGATCCTGTCCCTGACGCGCTTCGTCGAGGACTTCCGGCTGGCCCACATGCCCACCGCCGATCTGATCGACTGGGACGATCACGCCAACATTGAAGAGCTGCCGGAGAAGGACGTTATCGGTCTGATGGGAGTGGGTATGGCCACCGACGTCAAGGACCAGCACGAGGTCGTTTTCGGTATTGGCCTGTCGACCTACGCCGACAAGGGCAAGGTGCGCCTGTCGCGCCTGATATCGAAGATGCGGGGTGCTCTGGACCCCGAGGGCACTATCCAGATCTACGAAGAGTCCCTGGACGGCCTCACGGCTGTGAAGAAGAGCTGGATGGTTCTGGCCCACCCGGTGGCTGTCACACCTACCTCTAAGACCGAGGTCAGGGTTGTGCAGGCGGTAGAGGCTCGGGCGCTAGTTTCCCCTGCTGCAACATCATCCTTCGGATGATCTCCAGCTCGTGTTCGGTCTTCAGCTTTAGGCCGTAAGCTACAAGTCGAACCATCTCGGTGCTGAAGCTCCTCTGGAATACTTCACACCTGAGACGAATGGCCTTCTCATCCTGGTAGTCGATCCGAGCAACCTTGACCCGCCGATTTTCATCCGAGACGGTGATGTCGATGTCAGCGTTCGGACTGTCCGCCAGGGCCAGCCTCAGTAGGTAACTAAATTCAGCGTTGCGACTGCGCTGGTTGGCCTTGGCCCGGAACTCCACCTGGTTCATCAGGGCTTCCGGGATCATGAAGCTGGTGTTGCGAGCGGTGGCCATATTCACTTCTATGCGGTTTTATGCACTTTCTCAGATATACATGAGCTGTCGCCTGCCGCAAAGAACCAGATGAGATTTTCGACGTGGGCTGCCATGTCGCCAGCAATGGAGAACCCGCATGGCCGGTGAAGCCAAGACTTCGGCGTTCCTGCTTTCGAGCGCCACCATCATGCTTGGCCCGCGTGCCAACCTGATGAGCCTGACCCCCGATGCCCACAGCATCGGCCTGGTCAAGAACATTCAGGTGACCACGGATCCGAGCACCGTCGTCCTGACCCAAGGCACCCAGAACACCGAGGTCTCGGCGGTCACGAACGGCAACCCGGCCCGCATCGCTGCCGAGGTCTACGAGTACTCGGCCCGCAACCTGGCCTACGGTGCGCTGTTGGACGCCACGGGCGTTGGCTTCGATCCGATCGTCGCCAGCTATGCGCTGGGCACCGCCATCGCCTCCGGTGGTACGACCGTCGTGGTCGGCGCTGGTCAAGGCACCAACTTCAACGTTGGCGACTTCCTGGTCCTGGCGGACATCAACATCCCCGACCGGGTCCATGTGGGTAAGGTCGCCTCGAAGACGACCGACACCCTCACCCTGGACGCCGCCTACGCTATGCCGGTCGGCATGGCCTGGGCCATCGCCTCGACGACCATCTACAAGGTCAACATGATCAAGGTCGGCGCGGTCGCCAAGCAGCCCACCTTCGCCCTGAAGATGGTCGGCAACCTGCCGGAAAGCGGCGAGCCGGTCACGGTTCTGTTCCCGAAGGTCCGCATCACCAAGGGCATCAGCCTGGCCTTCCAGACGGACAACTTCTCGAACATGCCGTTCGAGTTCGCCCCGATGGCCCTGCTGAGCGGCGACAGCTTCTACTCGGACTTCGGCTCGCTGAAGACCTGGATGATCGCCACCCGGTAATAGCACAATCTACTTGTGCTTCGAAGTTGCCCGCCGCATAACAGCGGCGGGCAATTTTCATTGGAGACCCGCGTGACCGACGCCGCTGCTGAGCTGCCGCCAAAGCCTGAGGATTACCTCACCATCACCCACAATGGTGAGCCGCGTGAACTGTTCATGAGCTACTTGCGCAAGAACTCGATCCTGCGCTTCGTGGACAATCCGACCCAGATCGTCTGGCTTTCCAGTGAGCCCGATTTGATCGAGAACGTCATGCGGATCATGCTCTCGCCCAAGGCCGGTGCTGGCGGCATGTTCGAACATGAGCTGACCGAGGAAGAGGTCAGTGAAGATGACGTGCAGCGCATCATGAACTGGGTGCAGGATCACCTGACCTATTTTTTCATGAAGAGGTTCCAGGACATGGCCGATCGAGGAAAGCTGCTGGAGCCGATCGCGAAGGACCTTCTGTCGTCCGTGGGTTCCTCGAACAGCTCAACTTCCGAGACGCCGTCTGCTGGGCCTTCGACACCGTCCCCAGCCGCCTGATCCCCCTCTATGACCAGTACAGCTATTGGGATCTGAAGGCCAAGATCCGGCTCAAGTCCTTGGAAAAGGTCGCGGATGCAGAACAGGCCTATGAGACTTTGGTGATCGTGATAAACAGGGCCTTGGGCGGCAAGTCCTCCTCAGGCTCTGAGGTCCCGAAAGCCGACCCATCCACGGCTCCGCGAACTGTTGCTGAGCTTGAGGCGGTCCTTAGAAGCACACTGGGGTAATGATGGCTGACGATCCGCAGAAGGTAGAGGTCGAAACCGAACTCAACGCCTCGCAGACCGTCCGGGGTGCCCGTGAGGCTGCTGCGGAGCTGACCAAGGTCATCGCCAAGGCAGCCGAACTGGAGAAGCTCACCCGAGCCATCTTCACCGGTCAGGGCAACCTGCCTAAGCAGTTGCAGGACTTCACCCGGTCTCTGCAGCAGGTTCAGGCTCTGCCAGCCCAGCTGGCCCAGGTACAGCGGGCCACTCGAAATATCGCCTCGGGTGGTCCGAGTGCAGCCCTGCGTAACGCCACCGTCCAGGGCGTGATCAGCAACATCCGAACCGACCCGGCCCTCCAGCTCCAGCAGATCGAGAGGGAAACTAACCGGGTTCTGCAGGCACGTCAGGAGATCTACCGGCGGGTGCGGGCAGCCATGCCCGACGAGAACTCGGCGATGCGAGTGTCAGCGGCCTACCGAGCCGCCCTAGACGCTGTGGGGGATATGCCCCAGAAGGGCACTTCTGCCTACCAAGCTTGGATCAGGAAGACCCGAACCGAGGTCCAACGTTTCGAGCAGGATTGGACCAAGATAGCCACCGAGGAGGCTCAGAAGCGCGCCCTGGCTCGCACGCGCATGAACCAGGCTACTATAGCCCAGGAACTCGCTCAACAGTCGGCCGCCCAGAAGGAGGCCACCCGCCTCTTCCGTCGGGACATGGGCGCGATCATGGGCGGCGCGACGCCTGAGGAACGCCGCACGGCTGCCACCCAGTCGGCCCAGCGCGTCCAGGACAACCTGGGCCGCCGGGGCATCACGGGCGTGGACATCACCAAGCTGATGGCCGCCTACGACCAGGCCGAGGAAACCCATTTCCTCCGGTCGGAGGCGCGTCAAGCTAACTTCCAGGCGCGTAACATGCGCTCAGAAGCCGAAAGCATGAACAAGCGCTATGACCAGGATCAGAAGTTCTGGTCTCGTCAGGAGCGCTCTGAGGCTGACCGGCTGAACAAGCAGTTCGACCGCGATCGTAAGCGAGAAGTGGAAAGCCTCCGAGCTGAGGCTGAGTTCTTGAACAAGCGCTATGATCAGGATCAGAAGTTCTGGTCTCGCCAAGAGCGCTCCGAAGCCGACCGGATGAACAAGCAGTTCGACCGCGATCGTAGGCGGAATGATCCTCAGCTGCGACAGGATCGTATTCGAGAGCAGGTCGAGCATCGGGAGGCTTTCCAGAACTACAACGGTGGGGCGAACAACTTCGCCAGCCGTCTGGCGTTCACCCGCGACTTCGCCGCCCAGGCCGCGCTCCTGGGCACCTTCGCCTATGCCGCGACCTCGGTGGTCGATCTGCAGACGAAGATGAAGAACTTGCAAGCTATCACTCAGGCGACCGACCTAGAGCTGAACAGCCTGCAGCGTACTGTGCTCAATGTCGGCAACACCACCAAGTTCTCGACTAGCGAGATTGCTGAAGCCGCCACCGTAATGGCTCAAGCAGGCTACAGCGCCAACCAGATCGGTGCGGCTCTGCCTGCTGTCGCTAACCTCGCCACTGGTGCGGGTGCGGCTCTGAGCGATGCGGTCAACATCGTGACCTCGGTCCTGTCGGTCTACGACATGTCGATCGAGCGCTCTGCGCAGGTCAGCAACATGTTGGCCGAGGCTCTGAACGGGTCGAAGCTGTCGCTCGAACAGCTGAGCCTGGGTATCCAGTACGTCGGTAACATCTCAGCTGACGCGGGTGTTTCTTTCGAGGAGATGACCTCCGCTCTGGGCGCTATGGCCAACGCGGGTATCAAGTCGGGCTCGACCTTGGGCACCGGCCTGCGAGCCCTAATCCAAGAGCTGGAGAACCCGAGCCAGAAGTTCCTGGAGCAGCTGACGGCCATGGGGTTGACGGCAGCCGATGTGGACGTTCGCACACAAGGCCTGGCCGGCGCGCTGCAGAACCTGACCGCCAAGGGCTTCGACAGCGGTGTGGCGATGAACACGTTCGAGGTTCGAGCCGCTTCGGCGTTCTCGGCTCTATCGAACAACATTGGGGTGATGCAACAGCTGGAGCAGTCTCTTCAAACCACCAACGCGGCCACCCAGGCCGCTGCCGTGAACATGGAGACCTTCTCTGCTCAGTTCCAACGACTGCTGAACGCCATCACGGGTTTCACCGCTGGCGTCGGTCAGCCCTTCCTGATCATGCTTCAGGATAGTGTCGGTCTATTGGCTGATCTGCTGAACACGTCGAGTGCTTTGACGCCCGCGCTACAGCTTCTGGCCACCACCTTACTGTCTTTGATCGCCGTCAGCACGGTGGCTTGGATCGGCCGCCTGCTGGTCGGCTTCACCCACATGACCGGCGTTGTGGGCACCCTGAACATCGCCCTGGTGATTACGACCCTGCGCACAAAGGGGTTCGCGGCGGCGGTGGGGGTCGCGGCCGGCGGCATTCGAGCTTTCACGGCGGCCCTGGCTGCTAATCCCATCACCTGGTGGACGGTTGGTCTCACGATCGCCGTTGAGGCCTTCTTCGCGTTCAAGAACGCTCAGGAGCAAAGCACAGCGGCGATGGAAGAGGCTCGCACCAAGGCCAATCAGGCCCGAAGCGAGATGGAGAGCTATCAGGCTCGGATGTCTGAGATCACTCAGACGATCGAGATGCTGACCGCCCGCCACGCTGCCCTATCGACCAACACCACCCTGGCAGGTCAGGCGGCCGAGACCGCCCAGAAGAAGTTCGGGGACTGGGGTCTACAGTTGGACGCGAATGGTCGCAACGTCGACAATCTGATCTTCAAGATGGTGCAGCTACGGGCTGAGATGGCCCGACTGGCCTTGGCCCGTGCCCAAGACGAAAAGCAGCAGATCCAGGCTGAGCGGACGGAGATCGGCAAGGTCAACGGCGACACTATGGCTGGTGCTCGTCTGACCGCCCAAGGTCTACTGAACCAAAAGGCCAAGGGGCTGGATCAAGTACCTGGCCTGACGCCTCTGTTGCAGAAGTTCGCTCAGGGGAAGACCTCTGATGCCGAGAACCTGCAACTGCAGCAGCTGCTGCGATCGAACAGCGGTAAGATCAAGGACAGCACCCTGGCCGGGCGCACAGGCCCGCAGATCATTGTGGATGCCCTGAACAGTCCGAACCAACTGCGTCTTCAGCAGTTGAGCGCCCGTGAGCAAACCCTGAACGGTATCATCGGCGAACAGACGGTGGGGTCCTCGGGATCGGCCGTGCGGGCAGGATCATCCATCGCTCGGTTCACCACCAACTACGCTGACATTGCTGCCAGCATCTCCAAGATGAAGCCGGAGGATCGGGCTGCTGCGCTGCTGCAGTTCCGCCAGCAACGCATCACCGAGTTCCCGGCTCTCCAGGCGGCGATCCGGGAAGAAGCCCAGAAGCAGCTCCAGGACCCGCAGGTCCGCTCAGGCTATCAGCTCAAGGCCTCGCAGCAGGGTATCAGCATCGAGCAGGCCGTCTACAACGACCTGACGAACAACACTGGATACGCCCAGCTGGCTATGGGTGCCGGGAAGAGCACGGCCAGCACGGATCCGAAGGTGTTGCAGACGGCCCAGCAACGGCTGGCCGCCGAGATTGCTGCCGCCAAGCGGACCAAGAACACCGCCCTAGTCCAGCAGCTGTCGACCGAGAAGGCTGACATCGACAAGCGGCTGTTCGCTGCCCAGAACCCCGAGATGGACCCTCTGTCGCTTCAGGTGGCCTACGAGAACATCGACGGGAAGAACGCGGCCGGTACCGTGATGGGTGGCGGTCGTAGTGGGGTCAACCGGGCCGCTCGCAACACTGCCCAGACGGCGGCCCGCCGCGCTAAGGCCCTGGAGCGTCAGATCGAGCTGGCCTCCATGAGCACGGGTGAGCCCGGCAATCCTGCGACGGTGAACCCCGAGCTGCAGGGTCTGCTGGACGCCTGGAAGGCGGCCAAGGTCGAGAACATCAAGATGGACGCCTCGGCCACAGGCGTCACGCCCGACGAGCTGCAGCAGCGCCTGGATGACTTTGACATCGAGGCCACCGAGTACTTTGCCAAGGTTCTGCAGGGCAACCTGGAGGCCGCCAAGAAGCTGCTGGCCGAAGCTGATGAGCGCGCGGCCACGGGTACCAGCTCGCGCTTGAAGAGCGAGATCCAGCAGGGGCAGAGCAACCTGACCGACGGACTGGCGCAGGTGCAGGACGCCTGGGCGACCGCTCTGCAGTCGGCCATGGAAGCGTCGGACCAGGAGTTCAAGACCAAGGGTGTCCTGGATCCGAGCAAGGTCGGCGAGGCGCGCGAAGCCCGTCGGAAGATCCAGGTCGACTTTGTCGAGAAGATGGTCTCGTCGCTCAACGACTTGTTCGCCGCCGAGGCCCAGAGGATCGCCAACGACGCCTCCGAGCGCCAGCGTAGCATCAACGCCGGCCGCGCCTCGGTTGCGCAATTGTCGAACTACTACGGCTCGCGCCGCCTGGGGAACGTCCAGCGCGGTCTGGGTGAGATCCAGTCGCAGCGCCTCGACGAGATCGAGGCGCGCAGCGGCTTCACGGTTGCGAGCGACAACTACAACCTGGCCGTCCAGAAGCGCGACAAGTTGATGCAGCAGCGTAACGCGACCCTGGATCCAGGTGCGCGCGACGCCTTCAATGGTCCGCTCGCCGAGGCCAACCAGAGCGTCCAGGAAATGAGCCAGGCGCTCGACGACGCCCGCAACAACCTGGCTCAGATCACTGGGATGGCTCCTCAGTTCGCCTCTTATAGCCAGGCGGCTGGTGCCGCCTGGATGCTGATCGAGCAGCAGATGTCCATGCTTCCGAACACCTTCGAGACGTTCGGCGACGGGCTCTATGATGCCTTCGACCAGGGTCGGACGAGCTTGGCCCAGCTGGTTCGTGACGTCGCGACCGGCAGCAAGTCGATGAAGGCGTCGATCAAGGACTTTAGCCTGTCGGTGCTTGACAGCCTGATGGACATGGCAGCGAAGATGGCTGCCAACCAGTTGATCGGCATGCTCTTGAACCTGGCCGGCAGCTTCCTTGGGGGTGCGCGCTTGACCGCGTCGGCCAACGCCCTGGCAGCCAACAACGCCTCGTTCCAGGCAGCTGGGATCAACGGGCCGACCTATAGCACGCTCGGCATGAAGATGGGCGGCGAAGTGCCGCGCCGGATGGCTGCCGGCTCTCCGGCCCCGTTCCGCGACAACGTCCTGATCAACGCCATGCCGGGCGAGTTCTTGTTGCGGCAGTCGGCCGTCGACATGATTGGCGTCGACACCTTGAACCAGATCAACGCCGCCGGTAATAGCAAGATCTCACGGATGCCCACCCTGGCCCAAGCCATGCCGAAGCGGGAACCTGATGAGGTCAACGTCTGGGTCGTTCCGCCTGAGAGCAAGCCCCCTATCGGAAAGAAGGATATCGTGGCGGCGATCAGCGAGGATATTCAGACGGGTGGGATCACCAAGAAGTTGATTAAGAACGTCCAGGTGGGAGGCTAAAATGCCGTTGGAGGTCTTCCCCTTCGTCAACCACACGCCGCGCCACGTCTACCCTAAGGGCGACGCCTTCCAGTTCGGAGGTGGTTATGTCTTCGCGGCCAAGCCGCAGCAAGTTCAGAGGCGGATCATCCTCTCGTTCCAGGCTTTGATCTGGTACAAGAACGTGGCCGGGACGGCTTTCGATAGTACTATCGATCCCGAGAACAATGCTCTGAATTTCGACGAGTTCTACCGACGGCATCTGACCTACAAGTCGTTCACCTACAACCACGACGTCTATGGAGCGATGGAAGTTAAGTTCGCTGCCGACGTTCCGTTCGAGATGCCCAAGACCCGCGAGGGTGGAGTGGGCGTCACGGAGTCCTTCGAAGTAACACTAGTCGAGCAGCCGTGAGCACCAACGCCCCCGCCGAGCACCTCCTTGACGCCCTCCAGATGGAGGGCGACGCCAAGCTGGATCTCTGGGAGATCCGGCTCAAGACGGTGCCGACCATCTTCCGCTTCTGGAACGGTAAGAGCCTCACCTGGCAGGGTAACCTGTACGAGGGCATGGCCTGCCAGCTCAGCGGCGAGAGCAATCCCAGCGAGGGACAGTCCAGCCGACCCATCCTCACGGCTGTCAACCCCGAGAACATCTTTGGCCCCTTTGCGAGCGACGGTCTGTTCGACCTGGCCGAAGTTATCCGCAAGCGGGTGCTTCAGACCCACGCGATCTCCAACACCAACCTCTTCGAGCAGCGGGTGTGGATCTGTGGCCGGCCGTCTGGTGTCAGCGACCAGCTGATCCAGCTGGAGCTGCGCTCGCCGACCGACATGCCAGCCTGGAAGACGCCGCGCCGCACCTACAGCCCTCCCGACTTCCCTTTCATCGTGTCGTAAGATGAACTATCAGCACCTCATCGGCCTAGCCTGGGATCCCGAGACCGAGCACTGCTTCACGCTGCTGCGTCGGTTCTACCAAGACGTCTACGGCATCACGCTAACCGATTACGCCAACCCCACCGAGTGGTGGAAGGGTGGCCAGATGGATCTCTACGCCCAGCTGGCCGAGGGCGAGGGCTTCGAGATCGTCCACGCCCACCCACGCGACTGGCTCCCCGGCGACGTCATCATCATGGCGATCAACGCCCCTGTGGGGAACCACTGCGCGGTTCTGCTGGACAACGGGAAAATTCTCCATCACCTAGTGGGTCAGCTGTCCACCGAGACCGATTACGGCGGGCTCTTCCGCAATACCACCGTGGGGGTCTACCGGCACCGGGACGTCCCCAAGCAGAAGCCACCTGAGACCCTCGTCGATGTCCGAGAATACCTCTCCCCCGCTGTCCGCCGCCGAGTTGAAGAACTCCAGCGACGTCGAGAAGCTGCTGCTGCAGATGATGGGGGAACTGGGGACGCCTGAACGAGGCGGCTTCGTTCTGGAGGACGGGACGCTCCTGGAGTTCCCCAACAACTCGCCCGAGCCCAACGAAGGGGCCAGCCTGGAAATTGGTGTGGAGCAGCTGCCGCTGCTCGACTACGCCATCGCCACCTGGCATACCCATCCAGGGGCGACCGCCAACCTCTCGGTCGGCGACGCCGAGACCTTCACCCAGTGGCCCAACATGCTGCACGCGATCGTGGGCACGAACGGGGTTCGCTGGTACGGGGTCAAGAACGGGGCGGTGATCAATGCGTAGGCGCATCCACCTCCATGGAGCCTTCGCGGGCTTTCATGACGGGCCGATCGAGATCGAGGCCGAGACCGTCTGGGAGGCGATCGAGGCGATGACTTATCAGGTCCTGGGCTTCGCCCCGGACGCCATCACCGGACGCAAGCGGCTCAAGGTCGTCGGCTACGAGACCATCGAGAAGCTGAAGGCCTTCGGCGATCAGACCATCGACATCCACGTCCTGCCGGCCCTGACCTTCGGGAAGGATGGTGGCTTGATCCAAACCGTGGTTGGTGTCGCGCTAATCGTGGCCGGCCTCTTCATGCCGCCGGGCTCACCCTGGCAGATCGCGTTCATCTCGGCGGGTCTGAGCTTCACGATCGGCGGCGTCATGCAGATGATCTCGCCGCAGCCCCAGCTTGGCTCGACCAACGACAATGAGGTCCGATCGAAGTATCTGGGCGGCATCACCAACACGGTGAAGATTGGCACGCCCATCGCCTTGCTTTATGGAGAAGCCCTAGTGGGCGGCCATATTCTGTCGCTGAACATCGACGCGACGGACACTGGTCTATGAGCAAGGTGCTGAAGTTCGGGAAGAGCAGTTCCAGCTCGAAGTCTCCCGTCCGCACACCCGACACGATGGTCAGCACCGACACGGTCGAGGTGCTGATGGGGATCTCGGAAGGTCCCATCGCCGGCCTGGTCGATGGACCGAAGAGCTTCTATGCCGATAGCACGCCTCTGCTGAACGAGACCGGCGAGCCGAACTTCAAAAACTTCGCCCTCGACTTCTACCCCGGCAATGAGACCGGCCACACTGTTCAGCTCGATCTGGGGGGTTTTTCTTCTCCGCTCAACGTCGGAGTGAACCTGGCCAAGGATGTGCCCGTCGTTCGCTCGGGCTTTGTCCAAGGCATCGACTGCGTCGACTTCCGCATCGTCGTCCAGCAGCTCATGCTGTCGAACGACAAGGGCACCTACACGACCGAGTTGAGCCTGAAGTTCGAGGTCAAGAAGAAGACCTCCTCTACCTGGTCGCCAGCCTGGATTTCAGAGGGATCGACCACCGGGCTCGACGTCACCGACGACGAGAACGTCGCCAGCTACCGGTACTACAACTCCGATCCTGAGATCGCCTCCTTCGAGGGGGACGTTCAGGCCTATACTTCGACGACGCCGCCGGTTGCGCCGCCAGTTGATCCCACCCAGGTGGCCTATAGCTTCAAGCCGAACACGGCGGGCACGGACATCGACGGCGTCTACCGCTGGTCGACTAGCACCCAAAGCTGGTCGCCTGTGACGCCCTCGCCGGCCGACCCCCGCTACACGCTTCTGGCTGATGGTCGTCGTGTCTATAAGGTCAGTGCCGAAGCACCGGCCGACGCACGTCAGGGCGACCTCTGGAACACCCTCCTGGGCCTGGTAGGCGCGAGCAACATGCGAGTGCTCGTCTGGAACGGCACCGCCTGGGTCAAGCCCAGCGAGTATCAACCCCAACCGGTCGCGACGATCACCAATGGCATTTGGACGACCAATGCCAAGGTCAGCTCTCCGACGCCGAAGGACATTCGTGTCTATCTGCAAGACGCTGGTCCGAACGACGAATGGGAATACCGGGTCACCAAGCTGTCGGCCGACAGCACGACTGAGATCTTCTCAGAGGTCGCCTGGGAGAGTGTGCAGGAGATCACTCGCACACCCTACACCTTCGTCGGGCTGGCCATGGCGCGCGTCATCGGCCGCGCCTCTGACCAGTTCTCGTCAATCCCGGTCTGGAGCAGTCTGTGCAAGGGCCGCATCGTCAAGGTGCCGTCGAACTACGATCCCGTGACGCGGATCTACACCGGCGTCTGGGATGGCACCTACAAGCTGGCCTACACCAACAACACGGCCTTCATCTTCCAGGACTTTGTCGAGAACACCCGCTACGGGCTCTCGTCGGTGTTCCCGCACGTCGTGAACAAGTGGAAGATCTACCAGTGGGGGCAGCACTGTGATGTGCAGGTCCAGAAGTTGGACGGCACCTACCAACCGCGCTGGACCTACAACGAATGGATCCAGACGCCCCGCGACGCCAAGGAGATGGCGCAATACATCGCCGGCTCGGCGGGTGCGCTCTATGTCGATGACGGCAACGGCATCGTGGACGTCATCATCGACGTGGATGCTCCTGCCGTCGCGATCTTCGGTATCGAGAACACCAACGAGGACGGCTTTAAGTACAGCTACACCGATCGGCTGACTCGGCCGAACGAGTACACGGTCAACTTCATCAACCCGGATCTGAACTGGCAGCAGGACAGCCGGATTGTGCGCGACGAGGACGACATCGCCCTCTTCGGTCGTATCCCCGAGGACTTCGTCGCGACCGGCTGCACGAACGTGGACGAGGCCCTGCGCCGCGCCCGTCGCCGGCTGATCGGAGGTCTGACTGAGAAGGAGATCGTCACCTTCACGACCAACCGGAAGGGTCGCTTCCTGTCGTCGTGGGACGTGATCTTGGTCGCCGACGAGAAGATGGCCCGAGGCATCAGCGGCCGGATCAAGGCCGTGACCGGTGCCCGTCAGGTGAGCCTGCGTGACCCCGTCAGCTTCGAAGCAGGGATTGAGTACTGGGCGACCTTCGACATCGTCAATCCCGCCTATCCGGCCACCTCGACCAGCCCCTACGTGACCGTCCGTCGCAAGATCACCAACGCGGCTGGCGCAGGCTATCTGGTTCTGAACTTCGATACCGATCTCCCGACCCTGCCGCCCAAGGCGCAGTTCGTGATCGAGGCGGCTGGCATCCTGGGCTTCCCGAAGGCCTACCGGATCACCAACATCGAAGACGATGCGGGGACGGGTGACTACATCAAGATCACCGCCCTGGAGTTCAATCGGAACAAGTACTTCTACATCGACACTGGTACGGGCACTATCGAGCAGCCCGGCAGCAACGAGTACATCGTCCTGCCGCCGGAGAACCTGAAGGTTACGCCGAACGTCAAGACGATCGGCCTGATCACGACGCGCGTCCTGACCGTGAGCTGGGACGCCTCGCCGTCGAAGTGGGTCCGAGCCTACCACCTCTACCACTCGGTGAACGGTGAGCCGGCCAAGAAGTACGAGGTCACCAACGCTCTCAGCTTCGACCTGGAGGGTGTGATCCCCGGCAGCCAGGTGATCACTCTGGTAGCCGTCGACATCCGGGGCCGTGAGAGTAAGCCGGTCTCCATCGGCTACAACACCGAGGGCGAGACCCGTTGGGTGCCGGGGCCGACGAACCTGCGTCTGGTCGGTGGCGTCAACACCCTGAACTTCGACACGCCGGACGCTGCCTTCGCCTGGGATGGGCCGGCCGAAGTCGACCCTTATTTCTCGACCTATCGCACCGAGATCGTGAGGCTCACGACGGGCTTCCCTGTGCGCGTCACCGACGTCGGCACCGCCCTAACCTGGTCCTACCTCTACGGCGACATGGTCAAGGACGTGACCCCCGGTCAGTCCCCGCCTCGATCCTTCAAGATCAACGTCTACGCCGTTGACCAGTTCGGCAACCAATCGGCCCCGGTCAGTCTGACACCCAGCAACCCTGCGCCTGCTGCGCCGGGTATCTCGGCCGTGGGTATCGCGGGCGGCCTGGAGGTCTACCTCACGCCCAACACCGAGCGTGACCTGACTGGCATGTTGATCTGGGTCTCGACGTCGGCGGGGTTCAATCCGCTCACGACGACGCCTGTCCTAGACACCTCAGTTCAGCGATCGTTCTTCTACCCGGCCCCAGAGGTCCAACAGCTCTTTGTCCGGGTGGCCTACTATGATGGGTTTGGAAAAGACCCTTCCCAGCTGAACATCTCGGCCGAAGCTACAGCCACACCCGCGCCTCTGGCCGACATCGGTCAGGAGGTGCTCGATCAACTGCAAGACGCCATCGACATCGGCAACGCCGCCGCCGTCAACGCTCAGAAGGCGATCGATGACGCAGATGAGTTGGCTCAAAGGGTTATTCGGGACGCTATCGAGGGTCTGGAGGCTCGCGCTCGTTTCCTACTTCTAACCCATATCGGCAATACCCCGGCCAAGACGGCTATCGCCGAAGAGATTGTCCAGCGGGAAACCGACACGCTGGCGATGGTGCAGAAGACTGACACCATCATCGCGAACTTCAACACCAACGTCGCTGCAGTCGAGCAGCAGTTCACGGCGGTGTCGACTGCTCTGACCTCTGAAGCGAGCGCCCGGCTCACGCTGGCCACCACGGTCGGCAATAATAAGGCGGCAGCGGATCAGTCGATCCAAACTCTGACGACCAATCTAGGCGCTGAGGTCACGGCTCGAACTGTCTTGGGCACTCAGGTTGGCAACAACTACACGGAGTATCTGAACCAGGTCCAACTGCTGCAGGATGCCGACAGCGCTACGGTCACGACTCTGTCGTTGCTGGGTGCTCGAAACGGTACCAGCACGGCGTTCATCATCAACAGCAGCACTGCGCAACTGACCAGCAGTGGTCAGAGCATCGGTAACACCCTGTCGGGTATCACCAACAGTGTTGGTACAGTTGATGGACGGGTTACGACAGAAATCAGCAACCGGATCAGCCAAGATAGTGCTCTGTCTACCCGTATTGACCAGGTGCAGAATACTGTCGGAAGTCATACGACGAGCATCAACACCCTAACCTCAGTCTCTGATGGTCTAAACGCTAAGTACAGCGTGGCTATTCAGACCGACAGTGGCGGTACGAAGCGCGTCTGGGGTTTTGAGCTGAACAGCAACGGCACGACTGGCTCGTTCGGTGTTCTGGCAGATCGCTTCTCTGTGTCGAACTACGCCGGTAGTGTTGTTCAAACACCCTTCACGATCGTTGGCTCGACCGTGAAGATGTCGAACGTTGAAGTCGACACCATCAAGACGAACACCATCGTTGCGACACACATCGTGTCCGACGAGATCACGAGCACAGTAGCTACCTCCAGCAGTTACGGAGGGGCGATTGGCAATTATGGTGGTGGTGCGCAAGTCTGTTCTATCAGTGTCTACTGCACCGGTAAGAAGCTGCTGGTCAACGGCATGTATAGCGCCTCACTGTCAAGCGGCCCCGGCAACATTAACGCCACGGGAAATCTCTACCGCGACGGGACGGTGCTGGTTGACGCCGGTGCTTATGCCTTGACGAACTATCGATACTCACTGCACTTCTCAACCGTGGACGACCCTGGCGCTGGTTGGTGGACCTATTCTTTGTACGACACCGTCGGTCCCGGCGCTCAGATCCGCTGGTATAACTACAGCCTATCGGCCACGGAATTGAAGCGATGAGCAGAACCCTGATCTTCTACACCCCGGAAGGAACTATCGTCGGAAAGACGAGCTACCCGGACGCGCCGGGTTATTTCGAACGACAGACCCATCCGATGACGTCGCTGAAGATGGAGATCCATTCTTCCCTTTCAGCCACGATCGAACTATACGAGGTGGACACCTCCACCCAACCGCATCAGCTCCGAAGGAAGCCCTAATGGCCCAGGAACTCACGATCCAGGAACAGCTCGTCCAGCTGGCCACGATCAAGAACAACATCCAGAAGACCGAGCACACTACGCTCGTCTCCCTCGAAGCGGCTCTGCTCGACGCCAATGTCGACGCTCTGATGGCGAGCCTGAACCACGCCGTCGAGAACCTGGCGGTCACGGATGCCCTGAAGAACACCGCCGGCACCCTGCTCGACCTGTTGAAGACGGCTCGCGTCGTCGCTCAGCGCGAGCGTATGTTGAGCGAGCAGGCCATCGCCGCTCATGGCTAGTCCTGCGGAAGCCGCCACCCACATCAACAACTTGGTGGCCGAGGAGAAAGAACTCCTCGCTCGCCGTTGGTTGATCCATCGTGAAGGCCAGAAACTGGATGACCGGATCGAGACCATCCAAGCCCACCTGGCCGGTGTTCAACTAGGCCAGCAGCACAAGCAGGCTGAAGTCGACGGCCTGATTGCTGAGGTCGCCGAGCTGAGAGCCAAGCTCGAACGGGCAGAGGTGAAACAAGAGCTGGAAGCCAAGGCCAAGTCCTGATAACGGAGAGGTCTAGCACCTCTTCCAGGGACCTCCGGTGACCATCAGCAATACCGAAATCGCTGCCCAGATTGTCGATCTGATCGACAAGTGGAACAATCGCGAGGACGAGCTGGTAGCGTGGCTGGCCGGTACGGCTACCGGAGGTCCCAACAACAACGGCCTCTACCCTCTAACTAACGAGCTGGGCGTGACCTATATGGTTGCCTGCCCAGCCAAGATGGTTCAGGTCACCCAAAAGGGTGACAAGGGTGATGACGCCAAGGTCGACCTGATCATCCAGGCTCAGTTTGCGGTAGGGGCTAGTGAACCGCTTCCCCCTATCATTGCCGCAGCGGCTATCACCTTCACGCCCGCCAGCTGTAAGGCCTGGGCCAAGGGGGCTCCGAGCGGCTCTGCAGTGACCATGACCGCGACGAAGAACGGCGCGGCTTGGATGAGCTGCACCTGGGCGGCCGGAAGCCAAACAGGCACGGTCTCCTTCACCGGATCCCCCTCCCTGGCCGTTGGGGATATAGTCGAGCCGTATGGCCCGGCGACTTTCAATTCGGCATTTCAGTCGCCGACCATTACTCTCGCAGGAGCATAAACATGGCTATTCAGGAGTCCGTGCCCATCGCCAACGCTCGTCTTGATGTTATTGAGACGACCGTTGGGGTATCCCCCAAGCTGCAGATCTGGACTGGAGCCCAACCGGCCAACTGCGCCGCCGCCGCCACTGGCACCAAGCTGGCCGAGCTGACGCTGCCCTCCGACTGGATGGCCAATTCCTCGGCTGGTTCGAAGGCCAAGGCCGGCACCTGGTCAGGCACCGGCCTGGCCACCGGCACGGCGGGCTATTGGAGGCTCACCGACAGTGCTGGTACGACCTGCCATCTGCAGGGTAATATCACCACGACTGCTGTGGGCACCGGCGACATGTTGCTGGACAACACTTCGATCACCACGGGTCAGGCCATGGCGGTCTCGACCTTCACCCTCACGGACGGGAACGCCTAAGCCATGAACCTGCAATCCAAGCTGGACTACTGGTCGCAGCACACCCGTAGCATCACGCGCCACGACGACGAAAACTCGGCCGTCCGCAAGGCCTATCTGGCCAAGATGCGAAAGATCCTCGACGAAGAGGAAGCGGCCATCGACGAGCGGGATGCTGCTCGCATTAACGAACTGATGGGTGAGAACGAGACCGAGTAATGGCTGGCCTCCTCAATCGTGTGAAGATGGGCATTTCGGGCGCTCCGGGGAACGGAGCGACGATCACCCTCGCGTCTGCAGAAACTGGCTTCCAGAGCTTCGCTACGGCTGGAGCTGTGGTCGGCATGCAGTACAGCTACACGATTGAGGAGGGTCAAAGCCTCTGGGAGTCAGGCTTTGGCACCTATAACGGCTCGACCTTCGTTCGTGATCAGGTCGTCGCCGGCAGTAGTGGTGCGGGAGTTCGTATCACCATCACCAACGCGGCCAAGATTTTCGTGACCGCCCTCAGCGAAGACATCGGTGCGGGTAATCTCGCGACCCTGATGAAGTATGGAGCCGCGCTCTAATGACCGACACGATTGAAGAAATCTGCAACACCTCGATCTCTCTGACTCAGCTCCAAGCCGGATATACGCTTTTTGATCTTCCTGCGACCGATGGTTTTGTCATTCGAGACCTGATTGTCTCGAATGTGAAGAACCGCCGAGTGATCCTCATGCGGAACTCAGCCCTCTGGCGCGTCGTGGACGCCTCCATGGCTCTGTCGGGTACGGAGATCTTGCCGAAGGGGTCTGAGGTCACTGCTCAATACACAGGCTCGCCGATTTTCAATGGCTTTCAAAGTGTCGGACAAAATGGTGTCTCGGTCACCACGACGAACACGATTTTCGACGATGGCCTGCCTAAGACCAACACCTCTATACTAGTAGGTATGGCTCCAGTGACTACCGTGGGTAACTCCCCGGTGATCTCTACACCTCTAACTCTAACGCCTATTTTCCAATACCTCGCCAGTAATGGCGACTTCTATTACGCCTCCGACGCTGGGGTATGTTATCGCCGGGCCGGGGGCGTCAACGGCGCTCAAACCTCTATCTTCTCAGGTAATCCTGTCGGGGCTATAACAGTAGACCCTGTTACTGGGATCATGTACGCCTATCACAATAATAGCGGTAATAATATTATCTATCGGCATAATACCACGAACAATACGCCGCTTTCTAGTATAACTCCAGACACAGCTCCCTACACCGCCTCCAGCGGCAATCCGACAAGGTTAGCTGTCGCAGCGTATAACAACGTTCTGTACGTTGGAACATACAGCAATAATACAATCTGGGTCATCAATGCCACTACTGGTGCTTTGATTACCAGCTTCGCCGTCTCAGCATCCCCCGGTTCTCAGCGACCTCAGATGCGTTTCCATAAGACGAAAGACGATAATGTCTACTTTACCTATGTGCATGCCACAGACGGTATGAGTGTCTACTCTATTGCTGGGGGTAATCCGGCGACTGCGCCTGGGAGCCCCGTCCTAGTTGCTATGGCGATGAACATTTTCAATAACGCAATTTACACCCGGTTAGTTTCATTGGTCGGCACAGACTACGTACTGGCATATGACGGTACAAGCTTTCAATTTATCAATCTCACGAACAAGACTTTCTTTACCCAAACGTCAGCCACCCCTGGTAACACCTATATTCTGCAAAGCACCTCTGGTTACGATGCCGCGAGAGCCTCAGCTGATTTCGGGTCAGTGGTTGTTGAGGTACAAGGTGTTCGCTTTAATTAAGGAAGAGATTAGTTATGCTCACGAACGCCTACAACTCTGGTAAACTAGTTGCCATTACTGGCGCTGGCTCGGTTGCTAGTCAGGTACTTTACACTGTTCCAGAAGGTAAGACTTTCATCGGTCATGTCACCTGGGGTGCTGGCTCGGGGGTCAACGTGACTCTTAGTCTGAACGGCGTGGACGTCGTTTTTGGGTATGGTTCCACAACTACCCAGGGGGGTGGAAGCGTTCCGATCACCCTACCGGCTGGGACTGTTGTATCGACTTCGGCTACCGGCACGGCCGCCTCAAACCTACCCATTTGTCTGATTGGCAACGAAGTCCAATGATCGCTCAGCAGCAGCCTGATGGGTCCTGGATCGTCACGACGGATGATGGGGCTTACGAGTGTGCCCTGGCCTCGCACAATGGCTCTCCCGAGAGCCTGGTAGCCTTCCTGCAATCGCAGCCATTCAACCTCTATTTCCGACCCGCCAAGACGTCGGAAGAGCGAGCCGCCGAGCGGCTGGCCGCGCGCAAGGCGACTATCTTGCGCAAGATCGAGGTCGAGTACCAGAGGCGCTTGCTCGAAGACTTCCCCTACGACTTCGGCACCGCTCCAGCCTTTGATCTGACCGGCGGTAGCCGCCAGGCAGGGGTACTGAACCTGCAGATGGCTCCTGAGAACCAGCGCGACTGGCAGATCACTTGGCTGGATGCGATCTCGTCGCCACCGACGGCGACGTTGACGATTATCTGCGAGAACCGCTGGTACGTGTCAGGCCCGCCTGCACTCTTCATCGCGGCGTTCCAGGCCATCAAGACCTCCCGTCAACAGCTCTTGGCTGGAAGTAAGATGCTCGCCAAATTGGTTGAGGACGCTGAAACGGACGAGACGCTCGACACAGTAGAAGGCTTGATAGCGCTGCCGGTTTGGGGCATCTCCTAAGCCATGCTTGGCTTCTACCCGACAGCTTCCGCACCCATAACGTCGGGTAGCCGAGAACTACCAGTGATCGTCGCTTCGGCGGCGATCATCATGGGAGGTCTGTCGTCGTCAGCTATCGCTGCGGTCACTGTTGCAGCCACTCTGAACAAGACCATGGCGGGCATGACAGACAACCTGGTCATGGGTGTGGTCGTGACAGGCTCGACGACCAAGACCATGTCGTCTATGACGCGAAGCATCTCCGGTGCTCTTAGTATTGCAGCCAGCCTGGCTCGCTCACTGGCGTCTGTGGTCTCAAGCTCTACGGGCTTCCTGTCGATCAATATCTCCTTGGGTAAGACACTCGGCAACCTGGTCAAGGACCTGCAGATGCAGATCTACGACCGAACGGCCAATGTGAACATCACACTCGCTGGGATGACCGACAACATCGTTGCTCAGGTCTCCATCGCCGCCAGCCTTGCCAAGACCTTAGCAGGGATGACCGACAACATCGTTGGTCAGGTCTCGATCGCTGCGAGCCTGTCCAAGACGATGAACCCTGTTTCAGCATCCATTTCAGGTGCGCTGACGGTGGCGGCCAGCCTTGCCAAGACCCTAGCAGGGATGACCGACAACATCGTTGGTCAGGTCTCGATCGCTGCGAGCCTGTCCAAGACAATGTCCTCCATGTCACGCTCGATCACCATGGCGGTCTCGATCGCTGCAAGCCTGTCCAAGACGATGTCCTCCATGTCACGCTCGATCACCATGGCGGTCTCGATCGCTGCGAGCCTGTCCAAGACGATGTCATCCATGTCGCGCTCGATCACCGGGCGGGTTTACATTCTGCGTCGGACGTTCTTCATGAGGTCTATCAGGAGGTCGTAATGTCCAGCTTCACCGAGGCCACGGTCACTAAGCTCGACGTTCGCACACCGCCTGTCTTTCTCTGGTTCGGCAGTCGTCCCTATTATCGGATCAATGAAGGGTTCCGCTACTATATCGGGCATGTAGGTTCGAACGTCTTCGTGGACGTCCCGGCCGGGTTCATCACCGACTTTGTGAGCGCCCCATGGCTGGTCGACTGGATCTTCGATCGTAAGAGAGCAGCCAAGTCCGCCGCAGTCCATGATCGCTGTCGGGAGGATGAGAGCCTCTCCCTGCTGGAGGGTAACTGTTTCTTCCACATGGCTATGGAGACTGAAAAGACTCCTTGGCTGCAGCGGGAAGTTTACGCCCTGGCTGTCCGCTTCAATCGATCTCGGATTAAGCATCAGTCGAAGTGAATATACACTATACCAATGGGTGGCGTGCTATCACAGGCTGTGCCACTAAGCCTCATGGCAAAACCAACCGGCATCATCGCGTATGGTCGTCCCGAGGATCGGCTAAAGCTTGCCGCCATCGCTAAGAGCGAGGGTGTGACGAGCAGCCGTTGGATTGTCGACCAGATCCGAAAGCGATATCGGGAGCTGTACGCTGAGACGCCTCCCGAAAACCTCACCGGTGGTGGGGAGAACTAGTAGCGTGCCAGTGGACCCCGTTGAAATGCACCAGGTCATTATGCCGATCATCGACCGGATGATTGACCCTCTCGTGCGTCGTCTCGATCAGCAAGATCAAGACCGGCGGGTCGACATGGCGGCCTTGGGCCAGAAGATCGACAAGATCGCCGACATCGCCCATCAGATCGCCGCCCACGACGCGCGGGCCAACAACACCGAGAACCGCCTGGCTGATGCGGAGGAGTCCCTCCTGGCCCTAGCGTCGCGCATCAACATCCAGGAGGGGCGCAACCAGGTGATCGTCTGGTTGCTCGGCCTGGTTGGTGCTCCGCTGACCGTTATGCTGGTCGCCGCCGGTATCGCGAAGCTCTTCAATATCAAGTTTGGGGGAGGGTAGCCATGGCTGACAAGACGCCCACGGCGACCGTCGCAGAGCCGGAAGTCACGGCGTCCTCGCCAGCCGGAGCTACCGTTCAACAGCGGACGATCAGTCACGAGGAAGCCTCCGATCTGCCCGAGCCCAAGCGGGCCTCGCAGATCTGGTTCTTCTTCGTCGTCGTCCTGGCCTGTCTGGGCCTGACCTACTGGGTCACCGGACGCACCCACTCTGAGCCGACGTTGCGGGAGATCGCCCGCAACGCGCTGGCTATCGTGGCCCTGATCGTGTTCGTGTTCGGCGCTGGTGCTGGCGCTCTCGACGTGGTTAAACTCGTCGGTGCTATCAGAACCACCCGTAAGGAGACCGTCACGACGGCGGTCGGTGAGGAGCCCAAGCCGTGAACCTGTCCGATCTCCAGGCTCATCTGAAGACCAGCGGTCGCTACAGCGGCAAGGTCGATGGTATCTGGGGCCGCCTGACGTCCTCGGCGATCCTGCTGATGATGACCGACGGTCCCGATACCGCACTGGTCGAGGCGGACTTCGCCGCCTCGGCCCAGCGCCTGGCGGTCCCTATCCGCAACATCAAGGCTGTGACGCAGGTCGAAGCGCCGGGCTCGGGCTTCCAGGCGGGTCTACCGAAGATCCTGCCGGAGCCGCACCGCTTCTCGCGGAATACGGGCGGCCGGTTCGATCGGACCTATCCGACCATCTCGTATCCGAACTGGGGTGCCCGGCCGTATCCGGCCACCCAGGACGCCCGCTACGACACCTTGCTGGCCATGGTCCGTCTGGACGTGGACGCTGGCTTCGCTTCGGCCTCCTATGGCCGCTTCCAGATCATGGGGGAAAACGCCGGCATGTGCGGCTACGCCTCCAGCATGGCCTTCGCGGAGGCCATGGCGCGTGACGAGAAGACCCAGCTGCGGGCCTTCGAGGCGTTCGTCACAAAGAAGGGTCTGGTCCAGGCCCTTCGTCAGATCTCGACCAATCCGGCCGACTGTGTGCCGTTCGCCAGAGGCTATAACGGCACAGGCTTCGCCAAGCAGAACTACCACGGCAAGATCGCTGCGGCCGTCCGATGAACATCCCCTGGATCACCATCGGGGTCGCCGCCAGCGCCTTGGCTACCGGCATCGCCGGAGGCTACTTGGTTCGTGAGGAAATTGGCGATCGGCGCATCGAGAGGTGCGCCACCAGCATCGGCAAGATCCGCGAGGGTGACGAAAGCCTGAAGGGCTGTGCTGTCCCCATCCAGAACGCTTTTGCGGCGGTCAAGTCGGCTTTGCAGACGACCGAGATTGAGTACCGCGACAAGACCAACACGATCGTGGTCCACGATCAGACCGAGGACCGTCAGCGTTACGCTCAAGAACTGCTCGACGTCCAAGCCCTCCAACAGGTGACCAAGACCGATGCGTGCGCCGCTTCTCCTGCTATGCGCCTTCGTCGTGAGCAGCTGCTCCGGGATGAAGGACCTGCCGAAGTTCCAGCTGAACGCCCGGCCTACCAAGCTCCCCGCTGAGCTGTTCACCTGTGACCCTGCGCCGGGCGCTTGGCCGGCGGACGCGGATGACGTCGCGATGGCGGTGAACGAGACCAAGCGCACGGCGGCAGGAAACAGCTGCCGTCAGCAGCTGCACACGCTCTGCCAGATCTACAAGGCCAACAACCTGGTCATCGGCGAGTGCATTGCGCCCAAGACGGTCAAGCCTTAAAAGACGCCATCAACCAAGGAGAGCACCGTGAGCGCCAATTCCGAAGAAGACATCCTGGAACTGCGCCGACAGGGCGAACGGTCCTTCAACAACACGGTGGTGGCCACGGCTGTCCCCACCATCCAGGCCTCGACCTATGCCTCGGGCAACGTGGTCGGCTCGCTAATGGATCTGCCAGGTATGGGTGTGAGCACCAGCCTGGACGGTCTGTTGCAGTCGGTTTCCTTGTTCTCGAAGACGGCGCAAACGGCCCCTATGGATCTGATCCTGTTCCATACTGAACCTGTCACCAGCTTCGTCGATAAGACTGTCCTAGCTCTCGGCGTTGAGGATGTTGATAAGATCCTCGACGTGGTGCCTCTAACGAGCTGGACCAACCTGGGCACGCCCAGTATCAGCCAGGCCAAGGGTCTTTCCGAACCCTACCGCCTGGCTACGACGACGATGCACGCCCTGTTGGTGGCCCGAGGCTCTTTCACGTTCGGCTCGACGTCAGATCTGAAGCTTGCGGCTAAGGCGTTTGTGGACTGATGCGCCTGCGGCCTCAATTTATCGCGAGCGTGCTCACCCCTAAGAGGGGTGAGGGCGACCCCATAGCCGCGCTGTTCGCCAACGGCTCGCCGGGTCTCGACTACGATTTCTCCAAGACCGATCGCCTGTTTCAGGACAGCAGCGGCGTCACTGCTGTGACCCTGTTAGATGACCCGATCGGCCTGGCGCTTGATAGTGACCAGTGGGCGGGACGGACTCTTGCTCAGCAGATCGCCTCCATGCCGGGGATGCTTGCGAACCCGACCTTTGTAGGCGGTTTGGCCGGGTGGTTCGAAGGCAACCCGTCCGTCGCTTGGCAGGCTGACGGAAGGGTTCTGCTCACCAGGGTCGGCCAGAACGCCGTCCTGCGACAAGTCGTTCCTGTGGTTGCAGGCCGGACCTACCGCTTGGCCGCGAGCGCACTACGCACCGTGGGAACAGGCAACATGGTGGCCCTAGTGCGGGATACCGCAAACGTCGCTTTGTCGACTGTCTTGAACTTCAACACATCGGCCGCCGAACAGGCGACCTACTGGACCGCGACCTTTACAGGCGACGTTCGGATCTGCCTGGAGCGCACCACGACGGACGGGCAAGGGGAGGCCTACAGTGCCTCCTTCAAAGAGGTTGTCACGAGCCCAGCGGTCCAAGCTACCGCCAATTTCAAACCGCGCTTCCAGCCGGATGGGGCGAAGTTTGACGCCGTCGACGACCGCTTGGTGAGCAACTACACGCCGCCCAACACAACAACCGCTCCTAGCTGCATGATCGCGCGAGTGACGGTCCCGACAACGCTCGCGGCGTCTCAAATGATCGCGGGGTCCTTCAACGGGACCAGCCAGCGGTTTTTCCTCTCGGTCGGTTCAGACGGTCGGATGCGAGCCGGCGGGGGCACAGAAAACCTTCCGTTCGGCTCAGACATTCGCGGCCAGTCCGTGGTGATGGGCATGAGCTTCGACGCTACGACCTTCCGTGTCTTCCTGAACGACAGCGAGCTTTATTCAGGTTCACCATCAGGGTCGGTTTCCCCGCTTCACCCCCTCTATGTCGGCTGCTTCAACAGCAACGGCAGCGCAGGGGGGTTTTGGGGAGGCCACATCAAGCGCCTGCTTGTCGCCCAGAAGTCGCTCGAACTCCCTCAGTTCCTCGCCATCCGCAACCGCCTTCTCTCTGGAGCATAAGAACCAATGTCTGGTTTGCCCGTCATCATGATCTGCACCGCCGCCGCCCAGGTGAATATCAACCGTGTTTGGGAAGCCATGGGGCGTGGCCCTGGCACGTTCAGCCGCAAGCTTACGACCGAAACCACCCCTACGGTGGAAAGCCCGGCGACCCACTACCTGTCGAGCGACGCCAGCACCGACCAAGCGACCGTCGCAATCTGGCAGGGCTTCGCTGGCGGCGACCTCCCGCCGCTGCCCGAGGGCGTGGTGTGGGGCGAGGAAGGCGTCATCTCTGCCGCAGACGCCATGGCCGCGATCTCGGGCGCTAACCTGCAGATCTACTCCGCCTCCGGCGACGTCGAGCCGATCGACCACGCCAACGGCGTCCTGCTGGGCCGTGGTCTCAAGTGGGTTCCGGAGCCGGAAGCCTAAGCCCCACTCCCGTACATCAACTGCGCTTGCCCTCCAAACTACCCAGCCTTAAAACCGCTGGGTAGCCTCACTTGGAGATATACCATGCTGGTCATTACCACTCTCGACGGTACCAGGTTGTGGCGCTTGCGGGGACCTCCCCGCGAACCTGGCTAGGAGAACCATCATGACCACGACCGTTAAGGTGCAGTCGCACAACCACCCAGCCCGCGTCGAGATCTACGACAACGGCAAGAAGACCGAGGAGCGCGTCCTGCGTCCCGAGGATGGTGAGGTGTCGTTCTACACCACTACCACCCGCGAACTGCGCATCGTGGACGTCGACTACGACTACGAGCAGAAGGGTGTCTATGATGGGCAGGAAGAACCTGCTCCTGAATAGAAGGAAGGCCCCAGGAGCGATCCTGGGGCCTTTACCTTAGCTCTCGTCCTTGAGAGCATCGAACCTCTTCCACATGTCCCCGTAGTTGCCCCTAGAGGCCGCCTTGGAGTAGGCCGTCGCCCGGCCCTCGAAGAAGTTCATGTGCTCGACACCCGACAGCAGCGGCTGGAGCCACGGCAGGGGATTGTCGGTATGGTGGCCGAAGAGGTGGGGCAGATCCATCTGAGCCATACGCCAGTCGGCGATGAACTCGACATAGTTCTTGATGTCCTGAGCCTCCATGCCTTCCACACCCCCCAGCTCGAAGGCGGTGTCGATGAAGGCATGTTCCTGACGGACCACCTCGCGACCGATCTCACGGATCTCATCCTTGACGTCCTGGGTCAGCTCGCCGGTCTCGCGCGCGTAGGCGTGGAACAGCTTGAGGATGCCCTCGCAGTGGATGCTCTCGTCGCGTACCGACCACGAGACGATCTGACCCATACCCTTCATCAGGTTGAAGCGCGGGAAGTTCATCAACATGGCGAACGAGGCGAAGACCTGCAGCCCCTCGGCGAAGCCGCCGAACATCGCCATGGTCTTCAGCACGCCCTTGGGGCTGTCGACGTCGAAGGAGTGCCAGTACTCGACCTTGGCCTTCATGGCCTCGTAGTCGGCGAACGCCTCGTACTCGGCCTCCGGCATGCCTACGGTCTCCAGCAGGAGGCTGTAGGCGTCGATGTGGACGGTCTCCATGGCCCCGAACGCGGCCAGCATCATCTTCACCTCGGTGGGCTTGAAAATGCGGCTGTAGCGCTCGTGGTAGTTGTTCATCACCTCCTCGTCCGACTTGGTGAAGAGACGGAAGATCTGGACCAGCAGGTTCTTCTGCTCGGCCGTCAGCTTGGTCTCCCAGTCGCGAACGTCCTCGCCGAGCGGGACCTCCTCGCCCAACCAGTGGACCTGCTGCTGCTTCTTCCACAAGTCGTAGGCCCAAGGATAGCGGAACGGCTTGTAGCCGGCGCTCTCGGTTAGCAGACCAGGCTTGACCTGCTCGGCGATAGCCATCAGCACATCGGCCTTGATGTTCTTGACGAGTGGGGGTTGGTCTAGGCCCAGCAGGATGGGCGGGTCAGCTCTCATTGACATGCGATGCACTCGTCGTAGTCGGTGGTGGAGGAGATGATGAGCTGGTCGTCGTTGGCGACCGGCGTGGTGGTCGAACCGGCGTGGGCCGCACGCTGGATCGACTTGGAGCGCAGGTAGTAGGCCGACTTACAGCCCTTCTCCCACATCTTCCAGTGCAGCATGTGGAGGTCCCACTTATCGACGTCGGCCGGCAGGAAGACGTTGACCGAGCTAGCCTGGCAGACGTCCTCGGTGCGGTCGGCCGCCAGTTCGACGATCCACCGCTGGTCCATCTCGAACGCGGTGCGGAACACCTTCTTCTGATCTTCGTTCAGACAGTCAAGATGTTGGACCGAGCCCTCATGTTCGAGGATCGAGTCCCACCAGCGGTCGACCATGGTTGGGTCGATCTCGTTGAGCAGCTTGTCGAGGTATCGGTTCCTGATGACCTCAGAGCCGGAGAGGGTCTTGTGGACGTAGAGATTGGCTGGGATGGGTTCGATGCCCGCCGACGTGCCGCCCGCGATGATCGAGATCGAGGCGGTCGGGGCCACGGCCAGCTTGTGTGCGAACCGCTCCATCACACCCTGATCAGCCGCATCCGGGCATGCGCCGCGCTCGACCGCCAACTTCTTGCTGGCCTCGTCGGCCTGCCGGCGTAGATGCTTGAACAACCGCATATTCCAGACCTTGGCCAGCGGTCCCTCGAACGCCACGCCCTCCGACTGGAGGAAGCTGTGGAAGCCCATGAGCCCCAGGCCCACAGAGCGTTCCCGCATAGCTGAGTAGCGAGCCTTGGCCATCGTGTCCGGTGCGCGGTCGATGAAGTCCTGAAGGACGTTGTCGAGGAAGCGCATGACGTCCTCGATAAAGGTCGGGTGGTCGCGCCACTGCCAATAGGTCTCGGCGTTCACCGACGACAGGCAGCAGACCGCCGTGCGGTCGTTGCCCAGGTGGTCGATGCCGGCGTGTAGCATGATTTCGGTGCAGAGGTTCGACTGGCGCACGCGCAGGCCGACGTCACGCTGGAAGGCCGGCATGTGCTTGTTGGCGGTGTCGGTCCAGACGATGTAGGGCTCACCGGTCGCCAGGCGCAGGTCGAGGATCTTCTGCCAGATGGTGCGGGCGTGGACCTGCTTGCGGACCTCGCCGGTCTTCGGCGAGCGGAGGTCATACATCGTGTCGTCGCGGACGGCGATCATGAAGGCGTCGTCGATGTTGACGCCGTGATGGAGATTGAGAGCCTTGCGATTGAAGTCGCCGGAGGGCTTGCGGATCTCCAGGAACTCCTCGATCTCCGGGTGGAAGATGTCGAGGTAGACGGCGGCCGAGCCGCGACGGAGAGAGCCCTGCGAGATGGCCAGGGTGAGACTGTCCATGACGCGAATGAAGGGGATGATGCCGGACGTCTGGCCGCTGTTGCCGACTGGCTCGCCGATGGAGCGGACGTCGCCCCAGTAGGTGCCGATGCCGCCACCGTTGCTGGCCAGCCAGGTGTTCTCGTTCCAGGTGTTCTGGATGCCCGCCAGGTTGTCCTCGACGCCGTTCAGGAAACAGCTGATCGGAAGGCCGCGCCCCGCGCCGCCATTCGAGAGGATCGGGGTCGCGGGCATGAACCACAGCTGGGACATGTAGTCATACAGGCGCTGGGCGTGGTCCAGGTTGTCGGAGAAGGCTGTCGCCACACGGGCGAACATATCCTGGTAGCTCTCACCAGGGAGGAGGTAGCGTTGCGAGAGGGTGGTCTTGCCAAACGACGTCAAGAGCGCATCGCGCTCTGGGGCCAGCTGCAGCATGTGGGTACTCCGGGATGGGACGAGGACCCTAGCGGCAAAGAGCGATTTGCCGCTAGGGGTTACTGGTGAATATCAGTCGAAGAAGTGCTTGCGGACCTTCTCCGTCCAGGCCTCGGCCGAAGGCGCGTCGTTGATCAGCACCTCGTCGACCAGCAGCTCGTCAATGCCGGCCTCCGAAGCGTGGGTGTCGTCCTTGGGTAGGCCCGGCCGCTCGATGCGGAAAATGCTGCCACCGTTCTCGCGCAGAATATCCACCTCGTTGGGAAAGCGGACGTCAGTGACCACCACGGTTTCGAAATCCTCGGCCCATGCGGCGTTGACCAGGATGTTGGCCCAGAGGTTGGGGTGCATCAAGTCCCGACCCCATTCGGTACCCAGGAGCTGCATGGCCTGACGTGGCGATTTATCACCCAGGAAGCGAGTGGGTTGTTCCTTCAGATCACCGTGAAGCATACGCTGGATCACTTCCTCCCCGACCCCTTGATAGGCCAGCAAGGTGCCGATCATGAGCTTGATCGGTGTAGCGAACGACATCTCCAGCCAGCCTGCCGCGCGGCCGGCCTCGGCCGCAGTGTTCTTGCCGGAACGCTTACGCCCGGCAAGGCCAATGAATTGAACCTTCGTCACGACCAGTAGTCCTCCATGATATTGCGGAACGAGCGCCACCCCTGGAAGTTGGCCCAGCGGCCAGCCTGCGGCTTGGCCTGGTGTTCCAGGGGCGAGGCGTGCTTGATCTTCGCCCCAACCAGCCGGCTGTAGAGCGGCAGATCTTCATCGACCGTCGAGCGCCGGCCGTCGTGGGTGAGATAGGAGGTCCGGGCGCACCGGGCGGCCGAGACCTTGGCGGTGTATTCGTAGAGCCCGTCGGTGTCAGTGACGCCGGTGGCGTCCCTGATCGCCGGCATATCGACGTCGAGGTCGATGTAGGGCAGATGCCAGCCGAAGTCGCGATCGAGGACCGCCGGGGCCGAGTTGTCCATGGCCTCACGCATGGCGCGGGCCAGGAGTTGGATAGATGGGTCGGCGTCGGGGTGATCGCGGAGCAGGAAGAAGTTGTCCCAGTCCGTCGCCGTCACGACCACGTTGATGTGGGCGAAAGGCTCCAGCAGTCGGTTGGCGACCTGCTTGTGGTAGCCGGCCTTGGCGAAGCGGCGAGCGGCATCCACGGCGACATCGCGAGCACGGGTCCAGGCGATCTCAGCCGGGACTTGATCGTTACGGAAGACGACCGGAGCGTCATGCTCCTCGCGAGCCTGCATTCCTGGCTGGTTCTTGCCCCAGTGAGTGGGGATCGCCGGATCGTCCAACACATCCTGGATCAGACGCTCGACCGGGATGGCTCGGCTCGACGAGGCGTTCCGGCTGAACTGCCGGTGCGTCATGAACTCGGCGTGGATGAAGCGCGGATAGCGCAGCTGCATCGTCGTCAGGCGGTCGCCCGTGAAGGGCGAGATGCTGTCGGCGATGATCTTGGCGGTCGTGGTCATGAGCGTCTCCGACGGAACATGGCGAACGCCTTGGAGGCGTCCAAAGTGGCGCGCTTGGCGGCGGCGCGCTCGGGTGATTGAGGCAGCCAACCATTGTCGGCTGCCTTCAGGACCCTTCTCAGGGCCTTGAGGCTTCTCAAGGCCCGCTTGGCTTCCTTGATAGCGTATTCGGTGCTTTCCAGCTCTTCGCGATTAGACACCCCGTGCCTCCTTCTCGATTTGCTTGGCCCTGATCTTCTCGATCATCTCGGGATGCTCGACGCGCTTCAGCTCACGCATCGCCTCGTCGCCGACGCTAAAGCCGTGGGCTTCGGCCAGGGCGAACAGCGTCATGGAGACGCCACCGATCTCCTGGCCGACTTCACCCACCGGCCGGCGGTAGGCGTCGAGGGTGACAAAGGCGAAGTCCTCGTAGGAGAGACCACCCGCCTGGCACAGCTCGGCAGCCTCCTCGGCGAAGCGACGCAGGCGGACCTGCTTGTCGCCCATCTTGAAGCCGATCGCGTCGACCCAGGCGCGCACTCGCTTCTGGAAGCTGTTGAAGTATGAGGCGATCAGACCTTCAGTGGCGTCGATCACACGCTGGCCAAGATTGGTCATGCTCTGGGTGAGCCGACGTAGAGCGTCGGTCCTACCCGTCCGACGACCGCTTGTGATAATCAGCTCTGCCGTCGAGAGCTTGCCTGACGACAGGGCTTGCTCCATGGCCACGAGATGGGCGTGGGCCAGAGAGCCCTTAGGCATGACAACCTCACCAGCCTGGAGCTGGGCATGCTCCATGGTCCTGTCGCTCGGCTTAACCACACCAAATCCACCGCCGGCGGTCGAGAACATCCAGTGGTCCTTGGACACCCGACCTGTAGCGGCGGCTGTCATCCAGTCGGATGGTAGCTTTATGTCGACCAGCTTGACGCCCTCCTCAGTGGTGGGCTTGTTGTCGAGGAAGATCGTGAACCTGGCTGCAGGCCGCTGATAGATCTTGCTCTTCATCAGCTCAGCTCCTTGTATCGGGCCAGGAAGCGGCGCTTCCAGTACCAGCTGGTGCCGGCCCACCAAGCCCGCGAGATGCGCTTCTTGAGCGGCGTGACCAGCTCCAACATCTTCCACTGGCGGCCTTCCTTCGGCAGGAGGTCGCGCTTCTCGGTGGCCAGCATGGTCCGGTCGGCGTGCTTGACGTCGGCGGCGATCTTGGGGTCATCCATGAAGACGCCGAACTTACGGAAGAGCGCCGCCTCGCCCCTCTTCTCGAACTCGACGTACCGGCCGCCCATGTTGACCTTCATCGGCGTGGCGATGTCGTTGCCAAGCGCTTCGAAGGCGTCGTGCAGAAGACGAGCACGCGCGAAGCCGGTGCGAGGGTCGCCGATGTAGCTGGCGCGGACGCAGTGCTCGGCGACGCTGTAGAAGCGACGGGTGTGACCCGTGAACCGGCCGATGTGGCTCAGCGCATGGGCGATCACCTCGATCGTGACGTCACTGACGTCGGCCGTCTCGAAGTTGTAGTAGCGACCGTTGCTGAGCATGATCTCGGGCAGGATCGACGGCTTCTCCGGCGGCTCAACCAGTTCTTCGGTCGGGCCGTCGAACAGGATCATACCGTCACGACCGACGATCTTGGTCCAATCGATCCCCTCCTGCTGGCCGCCGAACTCGACGGCCAGCCGGTGGGTGGCCACTTCGGAGGTGACCGGGGTGAACTCGACCTCAACCCGGTTGGCGCGGATCAAGGTGTCGGGGTAGTAGAGCTTGCTCTTCATCACAGCGTCCTTTCACGGCCGTGGAACTTGATCGCGACGCCGCCCTTGGGCACGCCACGCTTGGTCAGACGCAGGTATTCGATGGTCACCTGGTCGCCGGGCTGAGCCTCGGTCAGCAGGCGCTTCAGGCGCTCGTCCTTCGAGCCCTTCACGCCGGCCTTGAAGACCTTGCCCTCGGCGTCTTCCAGCTCGACGGCCTTGAGGAACCCGGCGTAGTTGCCCTTGCCCTCGATCGCCTTGCGCAGGGTGAACTCGCCATCCTGGGTGACCTTGTGCTTCTGGTTGCCCTTCGAGCGCGTGCCGCCCTCGTAGGGGATGTCCAGCTTGCACATCGCGCCTTCGTAGTTGCGCTTGACCATATCGGTGCGGAAGGCGGTCACCGCCTCCTCGCTATTGAGCCAGGACGCCCCGACTAGCACCAGATGGTGCTCCTTGTTGACCAAGGCAGCGTAGTCGTCGTGCTCGGTCCACCCGCTGGCGAAGACCTCGTAGAAGTCCAGGACCAGCAGCTCCTTGCGCTTGCTGAGCGGCAGCTGGGCGACCGACGGGTAGTCGTAGATGTGGGCCGACATCAGCTTGGACCGCTCCAGGTCTTCGGCCGACGGGTTCTGCTTCTTCAGGATCGACGACAGGGTCTCGAAGTCGTCGCAGAAGTCGTGGTTGTAGAGTTCGCCGTGCAGGATCGCGTCGGGGAACTGGGCGAAGAACGGCGATAGCGCCGACATGATGTGCGGCGCGGCGACGATCGGCTGACCCTCGCGGCTGGTCATGCCCGACGCCTGGGCGATGAAGCAGAAGCCGTCGAACTTAGGCTCGACGGCCATCAGGTGCGCGTAGTCGCCTCGGCCGGCGTGGGCCAGGGCGTACTTGATCGACTTCTCGAAGCCCATCTCGCTGTACTTGATCGCCAGCTGGGGTGCGAAGTAGCGCGGACCCTTACGGGCTTCCTCGATCGTCTCGAAGTAGTCTCGCTTGAGCTGGTACTCGTAGCCCGACTTGATCTCGAAGGCGGCCTGCTCGACGTTCGTGCGCCCTTGCTTGCCGACGCAGTCGGTCCATGCTGAGCAGGTCATCTCACCATCCAGCAGACCATGGTGGGTCCGGTGGCGGCTGCCGTCCTGTTCCATAAACCAGACGCGCACACGACCGAGCTTGTCGATCGTATAGATCTGACGGTTCATCCTTATATTCCTTGAGCTGAGAAGTGGATCAGCGAAGAGCTGGGTTCTTGGGGATAGAGTAGAGAATGAACCACCCACGATCGCGGCCGGTACACATGTTGTGCGTCCCGCGAGCGAGGGCGGCTCGGGCGTTCAGGATCTTCTCCTCGTCGCTTTCCGGCCAGGTGGGGCTGTCCGCATGCTTGATGGAGACGATGTAGTTCCGCATCGACTCCCGTCCGAGATCGGTGGGCGGGGTGATGGCGACGGCGATGGACTCCATCACCGTCTCATCCTTCAGCGAATTAGGTTCCAGACCGAGCACGGCGGCGATCTCGTCGAGGTTACCGCCGTGCTGATGGTAGATGGCCTCGATCTGGGCCTCGCTGTAGGTCATTCACTGGCTCCGAGGCGGATCGACTGCACGTTGGTGTCGACCGGCTTGTGGGTGACTAATAGCACTTGTTGTACGCGCTCCTGCAAAGCCTGCAAGACCGCCCCGGTCATTTCTGCGCGATCAGCATCCATGCTGGCGTCGATCTCATCGGCCAACATCAGCGGGAAGATGCGGTGGGTGAGCACCTGACCGAGCGCGATACGTAGAGCCAGGTTGGCACAGGCCTTGCCCGATCCCGACAGCGTCTCCAGATCCTGGGTGTCGACGAGAACGTCGAAGTTCTCGTCGACCTGGATCAGGCTGCGCTGCCCACCGGTCATCTTCCGCAGGAGCTGGCTGGCCACCAAGTTCAGGCTCGGCAGGACGTGCTGCTTGATCAGGCCGCGCAGCACCGCCATCACCTCCCGAACCTTGCGCAGCTCCTTGGCCTCGGTCTCCAGGGCGACGATAGCTGCGCGGCCCTCGTTGTAGGCCTTCAGCGTCCGCTCGTATTCGGCGACCGTGCGCTCGTAAGCTTGGGCCGCCTCCAGCTCGACCTCCAGGCTGGCGACCACGTCGGCCGCCCCAACGATGGCCTTCTGGCGGGAGAGCTTCTTCAGCCGCTCGGCCTGCCACGCTTCCCAGTCCTTCTCGGCGATCTGGAACTGGGCGAGCGAGGTCTCGTAGGCGACGCGCTCGGCGCGCATCGCCTCAAAGTCGGCCATGCCGTCGAGCCGAACCTTGAGGGGCTTCAGCTCGGCTTCCAGCTGGGCGCGGCGCTCGACGTTGATGATGACCTGACGGGCCTGGTCGATTTCCTGGCCCGACAACGATGGCTTAACGGCCTCAGGGACCGCTTGCTTCAGCTCGTACTCCGTCCAGTCGTAGGTCTCGATCACCTTGATCATGTTGTCGATCGCGAAGGCGGGCACGGCTGGTGTCGCCGGCCGCTCAGTAACCAGCTGCAGCTCACTGGTCGCCTTCTCGATCGCGTCGTCCAGGCGCTTGACGGCCTCCTGGTCCGGCACGAAGTCGTGGGTGCAAGCCGGACAGTTGACGTGCTCCAGCGTGTCTCGCTGGGCCTCCAGGCCCTGGATGACGGCCTGGAGACGGTCGTTCATCTCGTGGATCGCGATCAGCCGCCAGGCTTCCTGCATCTCCTGCAGCTGCGGGACCGTGTAGGTCGGCTGCGGGTTCTGGCGCAACCAGGCTTGGGCCTCCTCCCAGGCGCGGTAGGCAGTCCACGCCTGCTCCACCTGGTCCAGCAGCTCGGCCGAGTAGATGATCGACGTCTGCAGGGGATGGATCGCCACTTCCAGCGCCGAGACCTGCTGGCGCAGCTCCTTGCGTGTGTTGGCCAGACCTTCCAGCTCGGCGGCCGACAACGTGATGTTGGTCTCGGGCTTGGTCGGTCGGGGGCGATCGACAGCCAACCAGCCGTTCAGCTCGTTCAACTCGGCCAGCACGCCGCGAGCCTCGGCCAGCTTGGGTTGCAGATCGCTCGACGGAATGTAGGTCGCGTAGGGCCGGGGCTCGGCTGTCGGCGGGACCAGGCGGTCGAGGAGAGCCTCGACCTGCTTGTCGATCACACCGGCCTCGCCGACCGCCCACTTAACGACGTCGTCGAGCATGTTGAGGCCCAGGACGCTGTCGACCATAGCCTTGCGCTCGGTCGGCTTCATCTTGCCCAGCGCCTCGACCTCGCCCTGGTTGATCGAGTTGGCGATGTCGAAGACAGCCATGCCGAAACCCAGCTCTTCCAAGACCTTCTGGTTGACGGGCTTGGTGCCGGTCGCAACGGTCACACCGTTGCGCTTCATCGTCGCCTTGCTGGTCGTGCGTTCGATCTCGATCGAGTTGCCTCGGATCGTGAACTCGCCAACACCATGCAGGGTCTTGTAGTGGTCGGACTTGCCTCGCAAGGCTGATGTTCCGAACAACAACCAGCGGGCGATCTCGAAGATCATCGACTTACCGGCTTCGTTCGGGCCAGTGATCGCCCAGAAGCCTGAGCCGATTGTCACGTCGGCTGACAGCTTGCGTCCGTGGGGCAACGGGGTTGGAAAGTGGACGGAGTACTTAAGCCGGTTCAGCATTTTCGATGAGCCTCTGGCATGTGCGGAACAGGGCCTCAACCTCACCACGGCGGTGGCGGTTCTGAGCGGCCCAGACAGCATGGTTGTCGCGGTCGACCTCGGTGTAGATCGTCCGCAAAAGAGCGCGTTGGGGATCGGTAAGCGGCAGGTTGTCGATGCACCAGGCGAAAGTCGTCAGGCGGTCGATCTTGCGGAACTGTTCAGGCGACATTCTGGTCGTCGTCTTCCAACTTCTTCTCGGAGATCTTCTCGCGGACCTTCTCGGCCACATCGGGCCGCAACCCAACCTGGTTGATGGCCTGGCCCAGTAGCTGGTCCAGGTCGAAGGCCTCGAAGTCGACCTCGTTCAGCTCGCCCGTCTCCTCGACGCCCTCACGGACGACGATCAGGGAGAGGCAATCGATCGGAATGTCGAGCACCTCGTCGCGGGCCATCGTGATCCGCAGGTTCTTGTCGACGAAGGCGTCCGGGTCGGCCAGGACCTGGGCCAAGGTGCGGGTAACGTACAGACGCTCCTCACCATCTTGGCTGTGGTCGTAGGGTTGCATCGAGCCTGTAACGTGAACAGGGATGCCAGCGATGATCTCGTCGCGCTTGTTGTGGTCGTGACCCGTGACGACACGGCTGACGCCCAGAGCGGCCAGCTCGGCAGCGGGAACGTAGTTGTCGCTGGCCTCCTGCCGGCGGTCGACGTCCCAGTGGCCGTAGGCGATGACGCTGAAGCCCTGCTTGATGGCGTTCTCGATCGTGCCAGCAACGCCCGCGACCAGCTCCTTGGCGGTCTCGACCGGATGCCAGGGGAGGAAGACGTGAACTTCCTTCTCGTCCTCCAACGGCAGCCAGCCCGGTACGTCGTCGTAGATTTCGATCCGGCGACCAGGGCTCAGACTGGCGACGACCAGCTTGAAGATCTGGAAGGCCGTGATCTTCTCGACATCGCGGCTGGCGTCGTGGTTGCCCCGGTAGAGGATGTACTTGACCTGGGGGTTGCGGCCGGACGCTTCGGCGTAGGCTCGGGCCGCTCGGAAGATCACGCCGTAGGGGACGATCGCCTCATCGAACAGGTCGCCGACCTGGATGTGGATGTCGCCCGGCGACACGTCGTTCAAGTGGGCTTCGAACTCGGCCCACTGCATACGTTCCCGGTCGCCCCGGCGGTGCAGTGGGACGTTGTTCTTGAAGCGCTTGCCCAGGTGGACATCGCCGAGGAGTTTGATCATGAGCTGACCCTGAGATGGAAAAGAGAAGGCCGGCTGCCATGATAGCAGCCGGCCTGGTACTTCGGTAGTGGGAGACGACGAATTACTTCGTGCGTTCCAGGTAGATGACCGTGACCTTGGTCGTCTCGGCGTAGAGATCGACGCCGGGGTAGAGCCGGTTCAGTTCGGGCGTCATACGATCCTGATCGGTGACGCCGACTTCCGACGGGCTCTTGAAGAACAGGTGGTTGTCGCCGGCCAGTTGCTTCAGGTTGTCGTAGGGGCCTTCGACGATCTGGGTGACCTTGGCCTCGCCCAGGTCGGGTTCGCCTTCGACGGCCGACTTCAGCTTCACGGTGTCGCCGACAGCCAGCTTCTTGTCGAAACCGACGCGGAAGGTGTTGAAGACGTCGCCGACCCCGACGGTCGACAGGTCTTCGAACTTCAGCGCCTTACCGACCGGATCGGTCAGGGCTTCCGGCGGCGGGGCGGCGTTGGTGTCAGTCACCAGCGGGGATTCGTTCTTCGACATCGGAGGCTCCGAACTTCTGCTTGGCGGTCAGGATGACGGCCAGTTGGTGGAAACTATCGTCGAGCGCGTGGTGGGCGTTACCCACCATGGGCACTTCACGGTCAAACGCAGGAGCGCCCGGATTGCCGCGCATACCCCTGATGAAAGACTGCATATCGACAACGTCCCGGAAGTGGAAGGGGTTGTCGACTTCGAACTCGCGGAAGTAGCTCTCGAACCACGGCCACTCGAAGGTCGCGGGCTTGGCCCACAGGCGGGGAGAGTGCAGAGCGCCCGAAGTTTCACGGACGAACTTCTTAATCTGCTCCAGGCCGTCGCGCGGATGGATCGGGTTCTCGGTCACCCGGCGGAAGACCTCAGGCGGCTGGCCAGCCCACCAGTTGCGAGTGCCCTCGTCCCAGCGGCGGGTCGGCGGCATCCACATGTTCACACACAGGCTCGGGCCGATCTCGCCGGTGTCGTAGTTGAAAGCGACCAACGCCGCCTGGATCATCGCACCCTTACCGGAGTCGGTATCGGTGGTTTCGATGTCCGTCATGAAGTCATAGAACGCCATTGTAGTCCCTTGTTGATCAGTTCGTACTTGGGGATGGAAGACTTGCCGCAGTCCCGATAAAATTCGATCAGGTCATACGGGATCTTGAACCACTCATCGGTAGCGATGAAGTGCATATAGACGAAGTACGGCCCACCGGCGGCTCGGATCATCTTCGCGAATGCTCGCTGCGTCTTCTTCAGCAGCTTGAACTCGAAACGATCCACGTCGGTGATCGTCGACTTCACCTCAGCGTAGTGGATCACACCGTTCTCCGTCACCAGCCGGTCGGCTGGCTGGGCGTCGATGTGAACCACCCGCCGGTTCTGCCCAGTCGCCTTGCTGGCGTCGGTGAAGGCGAAGACGTGAGCCAGCTTTCCTTGACGGGTCCAGAACTCGTCGAACAGCTGCTCGCTAAGCTTGCCAGTGTTTTTCATCGCTCGATCTTGATGTTGGGCATGCGCTTGAGGAACTTGCCCGTCTTCAGGTTGATGGTGGTCGGCTTGGGCTGTTCGGCGCAGCGCTCAATCTTCCACTTCTCCTCCCACCGTTGCCGAGCATCCTTCATCTGTTGGGTCGTGGTGGGAGGAAACTCCTTGGGGAAGCTGCCAGGGTCGATCCAGATGATCTTGGCCTCGGCGAGGACCTCCTTCATCTGGTCGTGGCGGTACTCGAACATGCCGACCCAGGCGAAGTCCATGTTCCGCTCACGCCCCTGGCGGCGCACGTCTTCGAGGAAATCTTCAAGGGTCATGCTGCAGCCAGCTCGCGTTGCTTGAACAGGAAGTCCACCACCGCCCGGACCTCGTCGTCGGTAGCCCGCTCGCCAACCCGGTCTTCACCGACGGCGTCGATCTTGGGCAGCTCGAACAGCTCGATCTGGCCATAGGGAGCCTTCTTCTCGTGGAAGGGCTCGAAGGTCAGGCCGACTGCCGGGGTGGCGTCCAGCTTGAACGTCGGGAAGACGTCCGGGTGATCCATCATCACCTCGCGGGCCATAGCGATAAACTCGACCACGCGGTCGCGGTGAACCGACCAGACCTTCTCGTCGTGGATGGGGATCATGAACCGGGCCTCGCGGTCGGTCCAACCCATCTCCTTCAGGCGACGCTTGCACTCCAGGATCGAGCGCTTGATGATGAAGGCGTTCGTGCCTTGCACCATGGCGTTGACCAACTGGTTGGCGGCTCGCTTGTGGATCCGGCGGGTGATTTCATGGACGATCGGGTTCAGCTCGACGATGTCAGGCCACTTGGCCTTGAAAACCGTCATCCACTCGTCGGTCGCCTCGTAGCGGAACCGGCGATGGCCGTCCGGCAGCTCGACAAACCCGTGCATGTTGCCTTGCAAGATCGTGTTCAACCGCCACTCTTCAGCCTCGGCGAAGCGCGAGCGATAGAACTCGGTCGCCTCGCCGGTGCGCGAGATCGACCAGCCCATGCGCTCGCCGACCGTGGTCAGGAAGCCGGAGTACCAGTAGTTGAAGTTGGCCCCCTTGCCGATCTCCGTCCGCCAGTACTTGACGGCCGAGGCACCCGACGAGAACAGCTCGCCCTTCAGGTTGGTGAAGAGGCGGTCGCGCTCGCTATCCAGGCAGCCGTACTTCTTCTGGAAGTCCGCACCGTTCTCGAACTTCTTGAGGTCCTTAAAGATCTCCTCGTTCATCCAAGGGATCTCGACCCGCAGAATGTCAGCCGCCGCGCCCGAGTGCATGTCCTGGTGCGGCAGTTGGCCGAAGGCCTTGTGAAAGGTCGTGTCGTTCGAGAGCTGGCCGATGATGACCAACTCGAAGGCCGACCAATCCAGCGAGACGATGACGTGGTCGTCGTAGTCCGGCTCGAAGAAGCCGCGCACGTAGGTGCTCTCGCCGCGCTTGGCCAGCTGCATTGGGTTGGGTGAGCTGGCCGCCAGGCGGCGGGTGTTGAGCAGGCAGTTGACCACCGGGTACATGCGCTGCGTCTCGGGGTCGGTCAGCAGCACGTAGGGCGTCAGATACAGTTTCATGCGCTGCTCGACGCCGGCCATAGCCGTCAGAGTTTCGATGACCGTGATCTTGGCCTCATCCGGGTCGTTCTGGCGTAGCCAGTCGAGAACCTTGCCGCGCGCCTCGCCGTCGCTGGCGACAGCACCCTTGTCGAACATCATCTTACCGCGCAACAGATCGTAGAGGATCACGCGGGCGACCATATAGTGGGTGATCGACAGCTCTGACTTGATGGGCTTGCCCTTGGCTGTGTACTTGATCCGCTCAGGCTGTTCCTCAGCCCAGGCGTTGCTGACCGGCGAGCTGACTTGCTGGCACTGCTGGAAGTCGTCGTCGCTGTCAGGCAGCGCCGCCCAGTCGCTGATCTTCTTGCGGTAGCGGGTGTAGCCCTGGGCAGCCGTGGGCTTCTCACCGTCATAGTACCACGACTGGCGCTTGCACAGTTCAGGCTCGGGTTGCGGATCCCACTCGATCTTGCGGATCGCCTCCTTCAACACGCGCAGCAGCCTGGCGAACTCGGCCCGCTCGACCACCCGGCGGCTCTCGATGGCTGAGAAGTTGACCTTCATGCCCGCGCGCCAGATGTCGCTGAACACGTAGATCATCGGGTTTTCTTGGGTGAAGAACGTCTCCAAGGCGCGCGGGCTGTGGATCGCGACGTATTCCATCAGCTTGTCGAACAGCGGCACCACCCAGTAGGCGTCTTCTGCACCATACGAGGAGACCTCATCGCCAGTGATCTGGCCCATGTGGGCGTTGTCGCCCAAGGTCTCCTGGAAGGTGTCCATCTTGTGCCCGAAGAACTTCCAGACGAGGTTCTTCAGGCCGTGGCCGTAGGAGATCTCCTTGACGAACCCGTTGTAGGAGGTCGAACCGTCGGCGGTCTTGGAGGTGATCTTGCCGATGATCTCGTCGACCTCACGGCTGAACTTGCGGCGCATGCCGCCGTCCTCGTCAGGTTCCAGATCGTTGGGTGTCGTCTTCAAGGCGGCATACATCAACGGCCGGAGATGCTGCTCCAGGTCGTTCAGACCTTGAGCCATGAACTCGACCTTGTCGTAGTTGTCGTCGCCGAACGCAGTGACCGACAGCTGCATGGTGCAGACGATGTTCGTCAGCTGGTATCCGTGACACTGCGCGAACATGGTGATTTCGTAGGGCGCATTGTGTGCGATCCAGATCGCGCCCTCTGGCTTGGCCTCAATGATCGGCAAGACCTCATCCCAGCTCAGTCGGTTCTCAACGTCCTTATGAGCAAGATTGAAGTAGTAGGCGAATTGAGAGTCACGCGGAAACAGTGAGAACCCGGTCATCACTGTGCGGTTGACGTCGAAGACCAGTTTCTTGTTGCCGGCCTTCTTGCGGGTGTCCTCGTTCACCTTCATGAAAAGGTTCAGACCTTGATGGCGATTATCGTCGTGCGTCTCGCAGTCGATGCCGACCATAGTGGTCGTAGCGCGCATAAGGTCGATCAACAGGGGCTTCATCTCATCGATGTTGCGGCGGTCGATCAGGATCGTGGGGACAGGAAGGGCCATGAGCTGGTCTCTAAATGGAGAAAGGCCCGCCCCGAAGGGCGGGCCTGGGATAGGCGCCGAAGCGCTATTCGCTGGGGGTCGGAGCAGCCGAAGCCTGATGGATCGCGGCTTGCAGCTCAGCCTCCGTCGCCGCCGACAGATCGATGGTCTTGACGGTTTCGAAGTCGTTCAGGTTTTCCTTGTTGCCGCCGGCCACGAGGACCACCGACAGCTGGCCGCCCAGAACTTCTTCCTGGAAGGTGCCGAACTTGGGCTTGCGGGTGCCGTACTTGACCGGGTCGCCGTTCTTCAGCGGGCGCTTCAGCAGCGTCAGGTCTTGATCGTAGAGGTCGAGCGCATCGTGATCGAGATGGGTGTCGAGCTTCACGCGGATGTTGCCGTCCGCGCCGACACTTTCGACGAGGCCCTTGATGGTGACCAGATCACCTTCTTGATATTGGCTGGCGGTCTTCGCCATAGTTAGATCTCCTTAGAGGGGTGGTTGAGCTTGGCTCGTTCAATCGCGGAGACCAATCGCTTGGCCTTGCGATCATCTTCCCGCATCGCCTTCACTTGACGCTTACGGGCAAGATCCTTGGCGAGGGTGCTCATGCCCGGCTTCACGGGCACGGCGACGCCTCGAATGTTCTCATAGGTCGCGCCTTCCAGGCGTTCCTTCTCGACCTTCTCGCGCAGTCTGGCGCGGTTGATGCGGTGCCAGTCGGCTTGAGGGGCCAGCTCGGCAGGGATGTCATCACCCTTCAGTCTCACAGCATGTACCTCTTCATCATCTCCATCAGGGCAGCCGGGTCGTCCGTTCCCTGCTTCAGATGCCCATGTAGAACATCGTGCGGGATAGGTAGCGGCTCGATAATCCGTGCCATGATCGCCCATTCGGTGCGGTTCTCCTGGCTGGAGAGCCAGGTCACCGACGCCTTACTGATGCCAGCCGCCAGGCACTGCTCCTCGTTGACCGGCTGGCTGGGGTCAGCCCGGACGGCATCAAGGATCTTCTGCAGAGCGACCTTGTCGGCCTTCTCCCAGGCCCCGTCGCCGAAGCCCTTCAGACCAGGAATGGTGTCCGACTGATCGCCGACGTAGGCCTTGTAGAGCCGCACGAGGTCATGCTGGATCTTGCCCGTGTACTCGCACGTAATCCTGGTCGGGGCCAGGCAGCGTAGGGCGGCCAAGTCGCCGTCTCGGGCGGCGATGGTGATCGGATAGTCGGTGGTGTCGACGAAGTGCTTGGTCAGGGCTGCGACCACGTCGTCCCCTTCGAAGCCGGGGATCTGAACCTGCCAGCTGTTGGTCAGACCAATCAGCTCACGGACGAAATTCAGGTTCTTCATGATGTCGGGATTGCTGGGCGGCCGGCTCTTGTAGCGGGGAAAGAGCGCACGTCGCGCATCATTGCCCTTGTAGCCGTCCCACACCCAAACGCGGAAGATGAGCGCGTTGGTGCCAGTCAGGTTGAGAATACCCCGGATGAAATCCTGGGGTCGCTCAGACTCCATCTTGACGCGCACCCAGGAGTTCGCATCGACGATGACGAGGCGCATGGTAGTTCTCGTGGTAGAGAGTGATGAGGCCGGCCCTTACGGGCCGGCCTCTAAGCCTGGCTGAAGGGGTTTAGCCTTCGGACTGGCTATCCTTGAACGAGATGTCGACGACCTTGAAGTCGTCGAACAGAGCTGCGCCCCAGTTGTTGCCGTTGCCCGAGCGAGCCTTGAACTTCAGCTTGCCGGCCAGGATCAAGTTGTCGTCGATCTGGCCCAGAGTGCGCATGTCGTCGAACGGCTTGATGAAGGCGGCGAAGTCCTTGAAGTTGGTGACCGAGGCGGTCCAGCCCAGGGTCTGACCGGCTTCGATCAGCGCCTGACCCTTCTTCTCGCCCTTTTCGGCCGTCAGCGTCTCACGCATCGTGAACGGGATGTCCACGGTGGGGTAGTCGCCACGGCACTTGGGGTCCGAGGCCATGGCCTCGGAAATCGCCGCCTGCCAGGACTTCTTGGTTCGGCTTTCGACCAGTCGGTCGAAGGACTTCAGGTACTTGGTCGGCGAAGCGCCGTAGCGCAGGCCGTAGTAGGGAACCACGTCGCCGAGACGGAACTCGACGTCGATTTCCTCGAAGGTGTTCATCAGATCGGTCCCGATCAGGAAACCGGTCTTATCGACCTTGAGGTAGGCGTCGACCCGCAGGCCGCCCTGGTTGAGGACTTCGCCGAGCGAGACCGGCTTGCCACCCGATTGGGCGACAGCGGTGCCGGCACCCGGCACAGCCACAGCCCCACCACCCGTTTCTTGGTCGGCGGCGGTGTTGGCGGCGTTGGCGGCGAGAGCGCGAGCAGCAGCGATCGAAGCGTTGATAGCGTCAGCGGACATCTTTGATCCTAAAACTAAAAGTGGATTTGACCGCCCGGTTGGGCGGCCGAGGGGTACTAGATACTATTACTTCGGATCCCTCAAGTCCGAAGTGGCTGTCCGAAGCGATTTCCAAATTGGTCCATCGTTTCGAAATGGTTGAAGCGGATGACGTCCTGGGTCGGGTCCACCTTGTGGGCGTCCAAGGACTTGTCCTCCAGGATCTGCATCAGACGCAGGTCCATGCTGTCGTAATAGGCCATGGTTGTCAGGCGCAGCGGTACGCCTCGAACACCTCGAATGGTGCGCTTGAAACCCTGGCTGAAGTCGTTGGGCAGGTAGCTGAGCGACATGAAGATCACATGCTCGGTCTCGACCCGCTGCGGTCCCCAGAATTGCCAGTTGAACCCCACGCTGGCGACAGCTGGTGAGGCGATCATGACCTGCGCACGGCCCTCCTTGAAGTCCAAGTCGGCCTGGCCACGGGTGGCCTTGTTCTCCCCGTTCATCATCCGCCAGGTCAGACCCATCTCGTCGCACAGCTTGGCGATCTGCTTCTGCTGAGGGACGAAGAAGGCGAAGATGATCAGAGGGAGGCCCTTGCGTTGGGCCTCGTCGAGGTGGATCCGAAGCGCTTCCTCCTTGGCGGGGCGCTTACCCGGCATCAGGTCGATGGGCGGTAGCTTCAGCTTGTGCTCAGGGTCGCGCAGATCCGGGAAGACGTTCGGATGCTCCTGGATCTGACGAGCCCGGATCGTCGCGGTGCCCGGCAGGGTGCCGTCGATGAAGAAGTGCTCCAGCTCCAGGAAGGCTTCCTTCCTGAACTTCTCGAACATGGTCCTCTGGGCCTCGCACATCTCAACCCACTGGACCGTTGGCACGACCGGCTGCTCACCAAAGATGCTCTTGAAGGTCCGGCGGATGCCGTGCCGCCCGAGGATTGCCCCTAGCTTCTCGTGGTTGTGCCAGGCGATGGGCTTGCCCCGGTCGTCCAGGTAGGCGTGCTCACCCAGGAAGTGGTCGTAACCACCCCAATAGTAGCGGTTGTCGATCGACTGGATAGCCGGGTAGGCCGTGTCGAGGCGGCCGTTGATGATGGTCCCCGTCATGTGGACCATCTCCTCCATGTGCTTCGACATCTCGAAGAAGGCCTGGGTCCGGGCCGAGGTCGCACCACCGAAGCACATGTGCATCTCGTCGGTGTCCATCGCCCGGAAGCCCTGGTCGAAGAGCGCCTGGTAGATGTGGTAGTCGTCCACCCCTGCGACCTTGGCCTTCAGTCGGTCGGGGCCAAGCAGGACGATCCCCGGCTGCTTCTCCAGCTCACGTCTGATCTTGGCTGGCGAGCCATCGAGCACCCCGATGTCTTTGTCGGTCAAACCCGTCCAGTCCTTGATCTCCTGGACGTTCTTGGGGATCAGCGACAACGGCTGGCACCAGATGGTCTTCATGCCCTCCTGCAATCGACGGTACTGGTTGGCCACGACTGAAATGGTCTTGCCCGTTCCGGGGTCGGACAGGTTCATGCACTTCTTCTGGATGATATAGAAGACCAGGTCGGCGAGCTGGTCGTCACGCATCTTAAGTGCCACGGAAAACTCCTCCGGTGCGGCGCTCGGGCCGGCGCTGGCCGGCCGGCAACTGGCGCTCCATGATGGCTTGGCGTCCTTTCTCGGTGACCCGAGCGTAGTTGCGGCGAGGGATGGAGCTGCCCTTGCGGAAGATCTCGATCAAGCCCGCGTGGACCAGGATACCCAGCACCCGCTCTTCGTCACGGCGATAGACCTCCTCGCCGGCCTCACCGGCCAGGGCGACGCGATTGAGGATCATCCACTTCATCTCTAGCGTTCTTTTTTGCCGGTTCAGCTCGGTGAAGTACCGGAAGCTAGAGGGTGAGATACGTCGAAGCATCATGGCCCCTGATGATCATGAGGTTGTAGGCGAGGATCTCTTCCTTACTCGCCCCCGCCAGCGGGCGTCCCGGCTTGGGATCACCACAGAACTGAGCCGTCACCACGCTGGTCGGTTGGCGACGATCGGCGTCATTGCGGCGGAACTCGATAGAAATCGTTCGGGGCGCGCGCGGCTGCATGCTGTCAACGAAGCGGTTCTGCTCGTCGTTACCCTTCAGCCAGCGCTGTTTAATTTCACCAGCCTTGGTCTGGAACCCCGAGTTCCAGGTCATGCCCAGCTCTCGTTTGCGTTTGGCGGCGGCGACAGCCTCCCGGCTAAGAGATACGGCCATTTTGAACATCCTCCATATAGGAGCGCAGGAGGCCAGCCCCGATGCGCTCGAAGGGTTGAGAGAGGTCCAGGTCGAAAGGCTCGACCCGCTTCATGTCGAAGAGTGGCATCCGCTCCCTGGCGATGACCACCAGGCGGCGATTGCAGGCGCGGGCGACAGCGGCGTGGCGGTTGACCGCCTCAGTGTGGTTGACCTCGGCCGAGGTGAAGACCATCGGGCCGAGGTTGGTCACCTCGTAGAGCTTCTTCACCCATTCGGTGGCCTTCATCCAAATGGCCGTGGTGCTGTCGTAGGTCGGGCTCGACAGTCGGCGTAGGGCGGCGATTGTCGGCCCCAGCTTGTTGTCTGGGTCGTAGACCCAGACGGCCGAAGTGCCCGGCGTTGGTAAGAAGGCCTGCACCAAAGGCTCGCTGACCCAGGCTGGTGCTGGGTCTACCGCGTTGAGGTTGAAATCATGAGGGCACCGCTCGTTCCGAGGGCGGATGTGCGCCTGGAACGGACAAGGCAGATCGGGGGAGATCAGGTTGATCGCCCCCGACCGCTGGAGCAGGAATGGGATGCCCTCAGCGATATGGAGTCCATATCTGCTGACGATCATGCGACCAACTTCTCCAGCAAGCGACGCTCGTTGTTATCGACGGACGCAGCGATCCGGGGTTGGATCACCGTCGATTTGACAAGCTCACGCTGCTCGGCTGTGGGCTGGCTACGCAGATAGGTTGCCAAATCCCAGTAGCGTTTAGCGGCGACTTCTAGGCTCACTTAATAAGTTCCTCAAGTGGAATTTTGAGAACATGCGACAGATTGACCAGTTCTGTCAAAGTAAAGTCGTGCGCTCCTACCTCCATTGTTCTAATGCGTACCCGACTGACGTCGATCGCTTGACCGAGGTCACTTACAGTGATCTCGTTCACCGCTCTATACTTAGCGATCTTCAGCCCGACGCTTATGTGAAGCGGTGAGATGGTTGACTTGTCGGCCATCGTCTTCGGCCCACGCTGCCGACCTCCTGTTCGCGTTCGATCAGGGTTGCGGATGCGCTCCTCGCGGATGGCCTTCCAGAGTGTGCTGACGTGACGACCGTACTTGGCGGCCACCGTCTCAGGTGAACCGCCATTGTAGTAGTCGTCAACCATCTGGTCGGTGGTGTTGTTGGCCATCAGTGGAGCCTATAGTTGATGTCGACCCGACGCCAACAGGCGTCACAGTCCAAGCACTTGTTTCCCTGCTCAGCGGCCCCGCACTGGATCGAGGTGAGGGCTCTCTGCTCGACCCCGACCGTCGAGAACGGCAAACCCAGCATGCGACCACGAGGCTCCTCGCCGAGCCAGGGGTGGCTCATGCGGATCACCAGATTGTCGGGGATCTCGCCGCCAAACGCCAGATAGTAGCGGACGAACTTGTACTCCCTGGTCGGTAGCCAATGGCGGACGCGAGGTGTGCGTCGGGCGATCTCGACAATCTTGGCCAGCATCTCGACCGACTGCAAGTCGCCGCTGTCGAACCAGCGGAACCGGTTCTCCTTCGTTCGCTGGCGGTCGAGCAAGGTGTTCAAAACCAGTGCGAAGGCCTCGACGAAGTTAGGGTGGTCCAGAGCGGCCAGGCGGCGCTCATGCGCGGCCTTGACGACGTTCCAGCGGTAGTTGCCCTTCAGGGCGTAGCAATCGCTGCAGGTCGTACCCTCGACCTCGGCCAGTTTGGCTCCCGTCTGGCAGGTCGTGGCCGAGATGGACCAACCATACCAGGGCATTTTGGATGGTCCACTAAGACCACCTATGATCTTCAATGCTTCGCCATACTGCATTAAGACTTTAACTCCCTCGCTATACGGCGCACATTTTGTCGTGCCCAATCACACTTTTCTTTGGATTTTCCAGGTTTGCTCAGATCGATGGTGAACTTCCGAGCTTCACTTCCAGCTCGGACTTCAATCATGTCGTGCTTGCTGCCCCTCACCAAAGAAGCGGAGACCCCGTTTTTCAGGGCCTCCGCTTGGGCAGCGGCTAGTACTTTAGCCGCCCCTCGCATCAATCACCGGTGGGGTCGGCGACGAAACCCTCGGGCATCGCCCCCACGGCGGCGATCAGCTTGTTGGCGAACTCTTCGCCCGCATCACGGATCTCGTAGCGCGAACTGCTGTCGGTCTGGATCGACAACAATCCCGTCTGCGGGTCGTGGGTGACCGTATTAACCCGGCTCGTGGTCACGTTGTGACCGTCGGCGAAGCGCTGCTTGGCGTCCTGATAGAGGTCGCCCTGGACCCGAACGTGGGCCGGCCCGTATTCGATGATCTTGGGGTTCATCAACACGCCCGTGAAGCCCTGAAGGGCCTCGCGCTCAGCCGCCAGATTGCGGTTCAGGACCAGGTCGTCGTCGTACTTGTCGGGGAAGCGCTTCATCAGCTTGGCGATGTTGGCGCGATCGTTCTCCTCCGGCGTCGAGCCGACGGCGGCCAGACCGATGGCGCGATACCAGGCGATGTCGCCCAGCTCTTCCTTGATGTGCTCGACGTCGAGCGTCGCGCCCTCGAACAGGGCCTCGAAGATCTGGTCGATCAGCTCGCCAACCTCGGTGGCGATGCCGATCACGGCGTGGAAGACGTCGCGCGGAACAGCGTCCAGATGGATGATGCTGTCCGGCCCGGTCGGCAGATCAGCCGGCAGTTCGGTGCCGTAGAAGACGTGGCGCTTGATCTGGTCCATCGTCTTGCGGTCACCCAGGAGCTGCCTCGCCTGATTGAGCGCGCGCGCCAGGGTGCCCACCGGGACGGTGGCGAGATTGTAGTTCGGGCTGTTCGTGCGGAGCGCGAGCGCCTGGTAGTTGAAGGTCTTGTCGTTCATGGGGAAGACTTCCGTATGCTTAAGCTTGAGGTGTGCTATCACCTTAAGCTCGATTTCAGAGAAATCCATGTGGACGATCGAGATCGGAGATCCCGATCGTCCATGCCGGCGACCCCAGTTGGGGTCCTGGATCTCCGGCTGATGACGGCTAAGACGCCCCGTCGAAGCGGACATGGCGGGTCTCGAACATCTGCGGCAGCTTGTCGTCGAGCGCCTTGTGGTAGGCGTTGACCAGCATGAACTCGCTGCCCTCAACCCGGCCAATGAGGGTGCCAGAGATGTAGGTCTCGTCGGTATCGTTGGTGATGCGGACGGGGTCACCAGGGCGCAGCGGCTGACTGATGATCTGACGCAAGGCCCCAGCCGGCACGTTCACCTGGGTGGGGTTCGAGCTTCGGTTGGGGACGTGGACACAGACCGCCTTGGCATCCTCGACTTGGTCGTAGGGGATCGTGACTTCGATCAGAACGCGAGCGCCTTGACGATACTTGATGGTTTGATTGCACATGTTGGGGTCGAACCTTTGTTGGAGGGAGAGAAATTCTTCGGTGAGAGTGTCGAATAGCTTTCCACAATCCCACCAGCGCTTGAGATAGAGATACCGATCACGAGCAACGCTCTCTTCGATCTCGGCACGCCAGCGTTGGCCTTCGGCGATACATTCCAGCTGGCGCTGCTTCTGAGACATCTTGCGAGCCTCGCGCCGACGAGCCTCGGTCTCGACGAGTTCGGCCGCCGTCATGCACGGACCAGCCCGAGCGAGAGCCCGCCGGCCGGCGTCGGTGATCATGTAGCCGTCAATGGCATAGCCTCGGGCGAAGTCGATCCAGTGGCGCTGAAACATCGTTCGCATACCCGATAAGGCAGCGACTACTGAACCCCTACGGATGCCGATGTACTCAGAGATCTCGTCAGGGGTAGCTGACCCTAGTTGGTTCAGTGCGTGGAGAACTTGGTGTTGGATGGGGCCTGGCACGCTCCAGGCGTCGTTTCGGCTGCTCATGAGCTGGGCTTTCGATAGCGGGTGGAGCGGACGTCTCGATCGCTCAGACCGAAACGCCAGTCGTCGGGGTGACAGCAGCCACCCCAACTCCTAACCGACTCCTGAACATGCTGGACGACGTCAGCACAGGAGACCTCTGGGTGGGTGTAGATCGTCACAACCACCTTATGCTCCCGGAGACCAGCCTTCTGAGCTTGGAGGGGAGTCATGAAGGTCATACTAGGTGACCTTCTCAAACCTGTAGGCCGGCTTGATGGACCGGTTCAGGTACTGACCCTTGCTCTCAGCTTCCATCAGCTCGAAGTAGACCGACTTCGGCACCTCGAAGTACTGATAGACGCCACCGTTCTTGAACTCGACCTCCAGGGTCTCGTTGTTCTCGGTGTAGCCGATGCTGACGATGTTGCTGCTTTCGACGGGTACGCGGTTCATCCGTAGACCTCCTCCCCGAGAACGATGAATTGCCAGAAGACGTCAGCGTCTCCAGCGTCGAAGTCGGCGTCGGGGTCGACGAGCTTCGAGAAGATGTCGCCGCGCTTGAGCGCCAGCTTTTCGATACCAGCCTTGAACTCGGCCGGGCCGACCAGCTTGGTCTCGGGTTCCTCGTGGTCGTATTTGACCGTGAACTGGAAATCGCCCTCATAGACCTGACGGTGGCTGTAGCGGACCACACCAACCTGGTCCTTCTCCGGCACGTAGGTCGGGATGGTCGTCAGGGGCGCGGAGATGCACCAGTAAGCCGAGCCGCCCTCGAAGGCGGTAACCACCCAGTCAGCCAGTGTTTGGCTCGGGATCTGATGTTTGATTTCGATGTCGAGCATGAGCTGCCTCGTTGATGAGATTGACGTAGACCTGGGCGCGCAGAGAGTGGTCGCCGTTCCAGACCTTGATCCCTTGTCGCCAAGGCGGGCCAACGAGCACGACGGATCGATCAGCGCCCACCCCAAAATTGGGGCGGGCGATGAAAGCCGACTGGCCGGGCTTGATGGTCTCGATCAGGTGCTGGCAGAGGCCGCGTTCGCGGCGCTCTTGGTCTTCAGGGCTCCGGGGTAATCTCCAGCGCCTGGTTGACATAGCGGTAGGTCTCCACAGGGTGCCGGTAACGGATCTGATAGTTGACCGTGTTCCAGCCGCTCTTGGCCGCCCAGGCGAACACCTGGGCGGCCTCAAGCTGGGCGGGCGTGAGGTCGGACATCAGTTCGGCCACAGCCTTACGCAGCTCCTGCACCTCGGCGAGCTGCCGAGCTGACGGGCGAACGAACCGCCAAACCACCCAGACGATCGCCACGGAGACGGCAGCCGTGATGGCTGCCGTCAGAGCGATGATGCCTGAAGGGCTCACAGCCCCGCCGCCTTCTCAGCCCGCAGCAGACGGTTGATCTGCGGCGGATTGTGGTCGTCGAGGCCCAGCTCGTCCTCGATCGCTTGCAGAGCCCCAGCGATGGTCAGGCCCTCGATCTTGAGGTTGACGGACGTGGCCAGGCGGTTCAGGCGCTCGAAGAACGTCAGCTGGTTGGCCAGGGCGGTCGGGTCCATCGGAGCCGCCGACTTGGCGTCAGCAGCCTTGGGCTCAACCAGGACCGCCTCCTTCTTGCCGGCCTTGCTTGCGATCCAAGACGTCGCCTCGTCCTTGAACTTGAAGCGACGCAGGATCTCGCCGGTGTCCTTCTCGACGACCTCGAACGGATATTCCTGCTCGAACCAGGCCACGGCGTCGAAGACCACCTGGTCCTTACCCTTGAACCAGCTCTTGGCCGCCTCGGTGCCGTCGACCTCGAACAGGATCTCGTACTTGCAGGCCCGCCCCTTGGTGCCGCCGCCGTCCTGCGGGAACGAGACGACATCAATCGGGTCCACCGCCAGCAGGACGATACGATCGCCGCTGTTGTGGAAGGACGGGAAGTACGAAGGACCGCAGAAGTGGAAGCCCGTCGAACACTGCTGGTTCATATCCGGGTTGACCTTCTCGCGGGGCATCTCCAACGTCACACCGGGCGAGTTGTCGAAGGTGCCGGTGTGCTTGTCGGTGTAGTCGCCGCGAATGATCTTCCAGGCGCAGAAGCGACCGTCCGGGAGCAGCGGCATCTGCGCCCGTTCGACCCACTTGTAGAGGTATTCCTCGGCCAGCTTGTTGGGGTTGCGCATGGCGCGGTCGAGGAACAGGGCGTGGGAGCTGGGCTCCATGCCCAGCGCCATCAGCTCCAGGATACGGTTCACCAGGTAGTTGGTGATCTGCCGCCCTTGGAAGGTGATGTGACCACCGAAGACCTGGACGTCACCGTAGGTCCCCAGCAGCTTACTGAAGCTTTCGGCGGCCAGAGCGATCTGCTCGACCTTGGCCTCGTCACCGGCCGCGATGGCCGCCTTGAGGTCCTCGTATCGAGCGTGATCCTGGTGGATGATGAAGGGCTTGCCACCGACGAAAACGGTGGCCGAGTCCTCACTGATGATCGAGATCAGAGCCATTCGGCTGTGCCTTTCTCTTGAGCTTGACCTTGGCCAGGGTGGCCAGGGTTTCTTGGAGGGTGGTGTGTTGGTCGGCCCTCACACGGCCTTCCAGGATGTTGTTACGCTGGTACTCGTAGATCTGGACCGCCAGCTGGAGAAGGGCCGACGAGCCCAAAGCCTTCTTGATCTCGCGCTGCAGCCGGGTCTTCACACCCTTAGTCGGCTTGGGCTTCGGGATCTGGAAGCGACGATAGTGGTCCAGGACGCGATCGACCATGGTTGTCATGTCGCTGGAGTTGAACTCCGGTCGCACCTCGCACAGGGCTTCGGCGATACCAGGGAACAGCTCCTTGGCGATATTACTCTCCATGATCCGAAGTACAAGACCATGCTGCGGATCCTTCAGGTCGGTCGCCTCCTGGTAGTCGATCCGGGCCTGGACGGCGGCGGCGATGTCGGGGTCGGAGATCGCCTTGTGGAAGCGAGCATTGACCTCGGCGTCAACCCGGATGAACTCTTCCTCGTTGGCCGAGCCCATGATCTGGGCTTGAGCCTTCTTGGACATACCGAAGATCATCTCGCCGGCGATGAAGGGGCTGTCGAAGTACTTCTCGTAGGGCACACCCTGATAGTCCAGCTCGTAGCCCTTCATCGGGACGTACATGCCGCCCTCGACCTCGTCGTCCTGCTCCTTCCAGTAGGAGCCGTTGTTGGTCCAGCTGTGACGGCTCTTGCCGGCCAGGTAGCCCAGCACCCGGACCTTGGAGACGCCGTGGGCCAACTTCTCCTTCTCGGTGAGCGGCAGCTCCAGCTCCGAGAGGAAGAAGATCTTGTCCTTGGCGTTCGGGATACCGTGTAGGGCCTTGAGCAGCGTCTCCTTGTCAGTGTAGGCCGGCGGACGCATCTCATACTGGGCCATCTCCCAGTCGGCTGTGGCCGGCGGCTTCTCCTTGGGCCGCAGCGGGCCGATGAAGGGCGGCGGCGGATTGGCCCGGGTCTGGACGTAATCGTAGAAGTAGATCCGGGCACCACTATGCCAGCCGTCGACCAGGTTCTTGAACCGGGCGGTGACGCGGCGGCGGTAGGACTTCTCGTCGGGCATGTCGTCGATGATGAAGAAGACGCTACCCAGACCATAGTTGCCAGCCAGATCGTGCTGGCCCAAACGCAGCTTGTCGGCGATCAGACCGCCGGTGCCGTGGCCGATGCGGCTGGTGCTGAAGCCTTCCTTCTTGCCGTTCCAGCGGTACAGCTCGGGATTGCCTTCAAGCGTGTACTCGTTTTCCATCTGGCCGATGTCCTTGGCGGCCCAGGACCAGGTGTTGTTGCGCTTCAGCTCGTTGATGTACTGGATGCGCCCATAGGGCGTCATCTTCGAAGCCTTCTCGATCAGGCGCTTGGCGAAGACCTTGGTGATCGCGTCGTAGCGGGCGCGGATCTTGCCGATGGTTTTGGGGTCGTAGGACAGACCCTCGCGGCTCGGCTGCAGGTCCAGCTCGCCGATCTGGAAGACCGGGATCACGGTCAGCGGAAGCTGGTCCTCGCCTTCCTTCAGGATTTTGGTCCAGTCCAGCTGGTAGGCGACCGGACCCATCAGCAGGTAGCGACCCTCCGAGGCGGTGGGGTTGGTCTTGCGGACCTTGTAACCGTCGTGCTCTTCGACGTACTCGTCCGGCGTCACGGTCACGCCATAGGCCTCGAAGGTGCCCGGCTCGAAGTGCTTCAGCAGCTGCTCGGCGGTGGCGATGAAGGTACGGAAGTCGTGGTCCCGGATCGGAATGCGGATTTCCAAGCCGGACGGCTCGTCCGTCTCCTCCTCGCCCAGAAGCGACATCTGCGGCACGCCGTCAGGACCACGGAAGGCGGCGTAGCTGCGCTTGACACCATCCTGGAAGCTGGTGACGCCTAGAGCGTCGGAGTAGGCGAAGCCGGACTTGCAGCCCAGACCGAAGCCGCCGATCTGGCCGTTGTCGGTGGTCTTGGTTGACAGGCCGAAGCTGGTGAACTCGGTCATAACCTGGACGTGGTTCATGCCGGGGCCGAAGTCGCGGATGATCAGGTTCGGGTCGAGCGGCGAGGGCAGGGCGACCTTCCAAGGAGCCTTGTTGCCGTTCATGGCGTGGGCGTCGATAGCGTTGCAGCAGTACTCGCGAAGCACGGCCAGCGGCTTGTTCGAGTACATCTTGTCGGCCAGCACCGAGAACATCTGCGGACTGGCCTGGATGCTGAATTTCGAGGTTTCGAGGTCGGCCGAGACCTCGACGTTGCGCTTCAGGGCATCGAGCTTCATAACGATTTACCTCAGGTAAAACAAAGGGTTAGGTGGGAGGTTTAACCCTCCCACCCTAGTAGGAATTAGGCGCTCAAGACCTGGGCCAGAGCGTGACGATGGATGTTCGAGCCGGCCAGAGCCTGACGCACGACGAAGTCGTAAGCCGCCTGAGCCGACGTGAACGGGCCGCCCTTCAGATTGCCGATCTTGCCGGCCTTGGTGATGGTCCAGCCCTCGGCGGCAGCGGTCTGCTGGTGATCCAGCGTTTCGGCCGTGATGTCGCTGTAGTAGTGGGCGTCGCGCTCGACATAGCCGGTCTTGTACCAGTTGATGTCGCGCGGCATCTTGCCGAACTCGATCAACGCCGCCTCTTGGGCTTCACGTTCGGACTTGGCCTTGATCGTGATGTTGCGAGCCACGCACATCTGGCCGGACTCGATGCAGTTGTAGGCGACGAGCGGGCGCACCGGACGGATCCAAGAGGGGTGGCAGTCGAGGCGAGTCAGCGTCGCGCCGTTTTCAGGTCTGGTCGCCGTGATGTGGTAGGTTTCTTCACCAGTATCGGTGAAGGACACCGAAACGACCTGGGCTTCCAAGCCGACCGGGAGGCAGTAGTAGCCCGCCTTGAAGTTGTTCGGGTCGACATACATCTCGAACGAAGTGGTCAGTTCGACCACCTGACCCGCCTGGAATTGAGCCGACAGGGCCAGGGTGTTGAGGATCAACTGATCAACCTGGTCCTGGGTGATCGGGAACTGCTCACCCTGGAACCAGACCGAGAGTGAGCCGTCGGCGGCCGAAATCCAGATGCCGATCGCCTCGCGGCTGGTGGGAGCCCAGATCAGCTTGTCTGCGCCGAACGGCTTGGTTTTCGCGGCCGGAGACTTGAAGGCAAGCAAAAACTCGCGAACCTTGTCCTTCGACAGGTTCATCGGGGGAGTCTTCGAGTCGATGTGAGTGAGTTCGAAGGTATTATCATCGATCTTGGTGATGAGCATTTCAGCTGTCCTTAGCTACGGCCACGGATGGCCTGGATGGATTTGATACGCGCACTAGAATGGGTCGACATCATCTTGAGTTCGTTGGTGATGCCGGGGGCGAGCACCCCTGTCTTCGCCAGCAGATCCATCTGGAGATTGATGGCTTCCTGCTGGGCGAGGATTTTGGTCAGCTCAGCCTCGCCAGCCTTGCTGGCGTTAGCGAGCAATTTCTCGATCGCAGTCATAGGATTACTGGCCTCGTTGGAATAATCGTCTTGGCTCCATTGCAGACCATTAGGGTCGAGACCCAGTTGACCTGGCGAAGGAGGGCGGCGATCGGAACGTAGGGCTGACCTTGGATGCTGTTCAGGACGAAAGCTTTACCCAGGTAAACTTCCGACCGGTAGTCCATCACGAACATGCCTCGCGTGTGCAGGGCATGTCGGTCGAACGACATCAACACATCCCCCTCATGGTTCAGGGCTGTGAGGTTGTGTGGAGTACCGGGAGGGATCCCCACCCAGTCGATCAGCTCTATTTGGCGTGCAGCCGGATCGATCACGTAGGCTTGCATCTGATGATCTCCTTGAGCCTGGACCAGAGCGGATCATCCATGTGGATGTTGTTGGCCATGTAGTCCCAAGCTTCAGACTTAGTCATCGGCTCGATGGTTCGACTGTAAAGATCGAACCAGATCTCTCTCATGACTTCATCAACCTGCTCCTTGACCTTATCAAGGCGGCGATTGATCACCATGATGTTGTCTTCGTCCAACTCGTTCCAGAGTAGATCGAAGAGAGGATCACCACACTTAGCAGCGGCCTTGTCGGTGGCGATGTGCTCGAACTCGCCGGCCGCGTAGGTCTGGCCGAGGATCGTCTGGTAGCGGTTCATGACGGCTGCCCCGGACAGAAGACGGCGTAGGCCGGCTTCTCGACGTACTCGGTCTTATGCACGGCCTGCTTGGTCGTGCCGACCTGGACACGGGTACAGACCGCGCCCTCGGCGTCTGGCTGGCCGATCCAATGATGGCGGCCAACATAGATGCTGAAGTAGCAGAAGCGGTCGAACGTGAAGCTCTCGACCTTGCCGATGAACCAGTCGGTGGTGGCGTCCTGCATACCTTGGTTGCTGACGCCGCCCAGCTCCAACATAGCGGCCTCGACGGCGGCGAAGGTGTCGTTGGCGACGCCCAGCTCCTGATCGGGTCGGATCTCCAGGCGTAGGCTGGCGTAGCACATGCCCGACATGAAGTTGGCGCTGATGGCCCGGTCAGGCCAGTCGCGCGAGAGCGCCTCGGCGCGGTCGACGATGGCCGCGACCTTATCGATGGCAGCGATGGTCTTGTCGTACTCGTCGCGGGCGGCTTGGCGCGCGGCGGCGGGGGTCCAGATTTCGGACATGGTCAATACTCCAAGAGCGTGACGCTCTCCAGACAGGGGTGCCAAAATGGTGGGTGACGGGTGTTGACGTTCCAGCGGAACGTCGACTGCACGATCACCCATCGATCGATGAAGATCCGGTCACGGCTTAGATTGCGGGCATCCAATCGAGCCAGCTCCTTGGCCAGGTGGTCGACGCGATCAGGTCGAACGATGACCTCGGGACGTAGATTGCTCAGGATCGACAGCTTGTCGGCCCAGCTACGGGTCGGGTCGCTAGGCGGGTGGATGTCCCGAAAGCAGGGCCGGACCTGATGTGGCACCTTGTCGAGCGGAACCAGGATCGAGTACTTGACCTGAGGTCGGTCGAGCGCAGAGATCGGGACGTAGATGTGAGGATGGTGATCCTCGGTCACCTTGAACTCGAAAACGACGGAAGTGTCTTTCACGTCGCACCCTCCACACCCTCGGCGATGAAGGACACGGCCTTGACCAAGTCTTCGACCGTGTAGACGTCGTCGGTCAGCTCGACGCCGAACTCCTTCTCGACGGCGAGAATGACGTTGATCCGATCCATGCTATCGCCGGGGATCGGATCCTTGATGTTGAACCTGGTCGGCGGTTCCTTAACCTGCGTGCGGATCACCTTGGCGATACGCGGGACGACGGTCATGTCGATCCACTGGCTCATTCGAGACGCTCCTGGTGTTGGACGAAGCGCAGCTCCATAAGACACAGCTGCTCTCGCCACTCGGGTTTGATGTCGGGCCGACGGAACAGCTCGCGACCGATGAACACGATCGCGTCCGCGAAGTAGGCCTTGGTGTAGAAGGGTGGAAAGTCGTAGAGCTTCACGTCACCAACCCACCACTCGGTCGGCATGAAGTTGTTCCAGATCATGCGGAAGGTGTGGAAGAGATGCCTAGTCGACATCGACTTCGGGGTGTGGAACTTTCCCTCACGATCTCGCCAGCGCCAGATCTGGGTGACCTCGCGCTGGCCGAAGTGCCTAACTACGGCGGGCACGGCGCACCTGGAACTTGGTGGTCTTGACCTCGCCGCGATTGATCAGGTCACGCTTGATCTCCTGCGGCTTGATGTCGGGATCGTAGAACACCGTGTCGAGGACCTCGCGGCAGCCTCGGTTCCAGTGGACTAGGTCCCACGCTTTCTGGACCTGCATAGCTTGGCCTCCTTGCGCCGCTCGTGGCGGTTCTTAGGTTCGGACTTTTTAACCGGGTAATTTTCGAACCCGCCGCCCCGAAAGGTGGTCGTGCTCGACGTCGTGGGCTCGTAGCGCACGCCGTCGATGTAAATGGCCGTATCCCTGAAAGGGAACGTGCCCGTCGTGCCGCTAATGGACTGACGAGCCTCATAGTCGATGGTCTGCGTGGTCACAGTTCACCTCGGAAATGGCGGGCCAGAACCTCCTTCAGCTCGTCAAGGCTGGCCGCCTCGTTGATCTCGAACACGATCGGAGGATCGGGTGCTGGCTTAGGCTCGGGGCGCGGCTCATCCAGAAAGATGTGCTCGGCGCACCAGGACTTGCCCGGCAGGGCCTGGGCTGTGCAGCGGCTTCGGCTGCGCAGGTTGAAGAAGCACCGGTGCGTCGGTGCATGCTCGACGCACCAGCCTGGAATGACCTCAGGGTTGCAGCACGGCACACCTAGACCAGTGATGGTCGGCTTGTTGAGGTCGCGGTGCTGGCAGGGCATCAGACGCCGCTCAGACCGAACCCGTTGGCCAGGGTGATCGACTCACCGTGGACGGGCCAGACGCCAGGATAGAAGAAGTCCCAGCCGTTGATGGGGATCGAGTAGGTCGGGACGCCGTCCTTCAGGGCACCGATGTTCAGGCGGGTCGGCGAGGCCGTGCGCAGCACATCGAAGCGTACCTCGCCCGCGTAGCGCTGATCGTCCCACAGGGCGACGTCCAGCTCGACTTGGGCGATGGGACCATGGCCGGTATCGTCGGTGAGCGTGACGAACAGCCGCTTGGCGCTGGTCTTGCGCTCCTGGAAGACGCCGTCCTTGTAATAGTCCTTGCAGGTCAGGCCGGTGGGCGTGGCCGACAGGCGGAACTCGACCAGGGTGTAGCCGGGCTTGTTGTAGAGCGAGCCCTTCACATCAGCTTCGTTCTCGTAGAGCGTGATGTTGGTGGCGTCGAGCGGGTCGGCGACCCAGCGGCTGGCGGCGTCGGTGTTCCATTCAAGGAACAGGCCGTCGCGGTCGCGGCGAAGAACACGTTTGAGCATAGGGCGCTCCAGGCGAGAGGAAGGGTGTGGGCCGGCTTGCGCCGGCCCACGGGTCGTCAGGCGTCGGCGTCGGGCTCGCTGACCTTGCCGTCCAGCTCGTCGAGCTGAGCTTGCAGGGTGGCGATATCCATCGAGTCGATCGCCTCGTTCTGCTTGCGGGCCAGGGCCTGCAGCAGGACGTTGCGCTTGTCCCGAGCGGCGGCGGCCTGGGCGGCGGCGGCCTGGCGGGCCAGCTTGTCTTCGACGATGAACTTGACGATGTCGAAGCGCAGCTGATTGTCCGACTGGCTGGCGGTCACGCGATCGGGGTTGATCAGCGAGAAGTTGCCCGGCACCGTCAGCTTGCCGTTCAGGTCGGCGGCGATGGCGTCGAGTTGATCGAGCGTCAGCTCGAAGAGATCCTCGGTGTTGAGCTTGCCCGAGGTGGTGGTGAAGCGGAGCTTCTTGCGCGCCGCCCGTTCGAAGATGTTCATGGCCATGATGGCGTGTCCCTTTCTAGGGGTTGAGGTGGAGGGTGGTTAGAAGAGGACCTTGAGGGTCCGATCGATGTTGCCCTTGACCCGGACAACCAGGGCAGGCTGATCCTTGCCGGTGGGCGTGAAGCCCAGGCCGACCAGCTGTTCGGTGACGCCGGCCGGATCGACCGCCATCTTCGCGCCCAGCAGCTCGAACACCTTGCGGTGCGGGTTCAGCTCGGGCTTGAGTTGCTCGTTGTAGAAGCCGCGCGTCGGCTCATCCATCACCCAGCCGTCCAGCAGGAAGAACCAGTGCTTCTGGCCGACCTGATGCTGGCAGTCCCAGGTGTTGGGGCTGGCGACGATGGCGTTGACCTTGACGAAATCAGGCGTGGTGGTGCTCTGGCTCGACTTGATCAGCGGCACGACCGTGATCGCGCCGTGCTTGTCGACGACGATGTCGGCGATATCAGTTTGACCCCTGTTGCGCGGGTTGTTGTCCATCGCGAAGTGGTGGACCGAGCCCTGGATGTCGATGTCCACGGTGAAGCCCGTATCGACCGGCGAGATGCGGCTGTACTGGTGAACGAAGACGCGATAGTTGCCGGGCTTCATCTGGGTCTTGTCGGCATAGACGATGTTCTCGACCGGCGTGTGAGGGCCGCGATCCAGGTTGCCGCCCGCGTTGGCGTCCACGTCCAGCTGGCCACCCGAGGGCGACTTGCTCGACCGGTTCGCGTAGCTGATGTGGTAGCTGCGGCTCGTATTCTCCACGACGTGCAGGTCCAGGTCGTCGCCGTTGCTCCAGGCCAGGCGGATGCCGACGTCGCCGTCGACATTGCCGCCGGCCGCCTTGACGCGCTGCTTGACCGCGTCGGCGAAGTTGCCGACGTAGGACCAGCTGAAGCCGTTGTCCCACGGGAACAGGCCCGGCACGCCCGTCATCAGGGCGACCTTCTGGGCGGCGTGACGGCGCTCGACGCCGATCTCGATCGAGGTCGCAGTGGGAAGCACGTCCGAGAGAAACTGGTCGATCGTGACCTCGGCGATCTGGTCCAGCTTCGCGAGCGGGGCCTTCTTGGTCGGGGTCAGGTCGTCGAACGGGTTGTCCTTGATGCGAGCGCGGCTCTCGCGGTCGACGAACAGCACATGCTTGGCCGAGATGTCGTCGATGGTCGCGAAGCGCCGGCTGAGCGCCGAGGTCAGGCCCAGCTCTTCGACCTTGGCCTTGGCGTCCTCGATCATGCGGGGCGTGACGAGGGCAGTCGGGCGGCGGTAGTTCTCGCCGCAGACCATGCGCTCGAAGCGACCGACCGCACCGTCCAGGTCGCCAGGATCGGCGGTCAGCTCGACCAGCAGGGTGCCAATGCTGGAGCCACGGATGGCGGCCAGGGCGTCGCCGACCTTGAAGCTGTATTCCCAGGTCAGGGTGTTGAAGTCCTGGGTCGTGGACTTGGTCAGGATCTCGTTCTGGACGCGCTTGAACTCGCGCAGCAGAGAGGCGAACTGATCGCCGCGCGCCAGGCTGTTGCTGGCGATCAGCTCCAGCACGGTGGAAACCGCGTCGGGGAGGATCTCGCGCACGGCGCGCGACAGCGTGTACTGCTTGGTGCGCGGGCCGTTCAGCAGCGTTGGGATGTCGTGGCGGCGCTTGACGTACTTGGCCGGCACCGAGACGTGGAAGTGGTCATAGGTGATCGCATTGCCGGCCTCGTCGCGCTCGACGTTCTGGCGCGTGCCCAGGTTCGAGCTGTCGTGCAGGAAGACGTTGTTGATCGGCTGGGCGCGGACGGCGGCGGCCAGGGCGTCGGCGACGTGCTGGAAATCAGGGACCTTCACGTCCCAGATGGTCTGGATCTTGCCGTCAATGATGGCGACGATGTTCGACTTGCGGATGAAGTTGCGGCAGCAGCTGCAGTCGTAGACGCCGCGCACGCGGTGGATCGGGTTCTCGCCTTCCTTGAAGGAGCCGAGGTAGGTGGTCCAGAGGTCGTCGCCGAAGCGCGCGGCCAGCTCGGGGTAGTTGAGCGTGGCGTCGGGATCGACGATGGTGCCCGTCGTGAACAACTGGTGGAGGGTCATGGCGGCGAACTGCTCGGCCACAGCCTGGCGGAAGGTATTGAAATTCATGAGCTTTTTACCTCAGGTAAAGTTGAGCTGGTTGGTGGGGTTACGCTTACAGATGCTCAGTCGTCGTAGTTCTGAGTCTCTAACACCGTCCCATCGGACAGGCGCATAGGGGCGTTGCGATCGGTCAGCTCGATGGTGCCGGCCGTCAGGTCGACACGCACCCAGCGGTTTGGCGGGTACTTCTTGAGAGCGCCTTCGACGCGCACGATCTTGAGATCCTGCTCGCGGAAGACGGTCACAAGGTGAGCAACCGCGCCACCGACCTCGGTGATCAGTACAGCGCCGCGCTGGATCGCATCCTGGGCGGCGTAGACATAATCCGGCCCGGCGTTCTTGATGACGCCAACCTGGCAGCCATCTGGGAGCCGGCCTTTGGGCTCGATATGGGCGATCCGACCTTCCACCTTGCCCGAGCCCGACAGGATCGGGATCTTGGCGTTGAAGTAGCGCTTCTGCACTTCCTCCATCGCTTCGTAGGCGGCGTTGTTGAGCGGCCCGTCGCCCGCGAAATGCCAGTCGGAGGGCTCGAAGCCGCCACCGATGATCCAGTCGCTATGATAGGGGTCGTCGCCCATCATCTTCAGGCCCTGTGGGCAGATTGGATCCCACTTCGGGGCCAGATGCCACCAGCCGGTGCGGTTCAGCGCCCAGTTCTCGAAGGGTCGCGTGGGGATTGAGTGGATGACCCCGTCGACCTCCATGTCGAAGCGCTCATCGCCGGCCGCGTTGTCGATTTCGCGACGCAGCTCATCGGTGGAGCGCTTCGGCGCTCGCTCGGCGGCAAGAAACTTTTGGAGCGTGCTGGCTGGGCGCGGCGGCGCGGCTTTGGTCGCCATGATCACGACGTTGTCGAGGTCAGGCTTGATGTAGCCGCGCTCGTAGAGCCTCGGCACATGTTCGGCGGCGAGGTAGTTGTCGATCGCTTCCTGCGGCCTCTCCAGGCCAGCGTGCTCGAAGAAGGCATGCGGAAAGCCTCGGATCTCTTTGAACAGGATGTTGCCCCGTGACATGAGGCAATTACGTGTGTGGGACTTGAAGTCCCCGTTCAGCACGTAATGCGTGTCCTTGACCGGGTCGTCGGCATAGAACAGCGAGTTGTGAATGTACTTTGGATTGCGACGCGGGCCGTTGGCTTCAGGGACCATGTCGTCAGGTCCCCAGCTGGTGACGATGGCGTAAGGTCGCATGAAGCGACCATCGCTGGCGACGTAGACGCCCGCGAAGTGCCAGGCCAGTTGGCGCTTGTACTCCTGATCATCGTCATCGGCGAGTTCCAGGGAATTTACCCCGGTAAGTTTCGCATCGCCCTTCAAGATCCTCAGGGCGATGTCGTAGGTCATGCCGTGGAGGTCCTCCATCAGCAGCTTCAGCGACCAATCCCACCGACCCTCACGCACACGGGTGCGGACCAGATCGGTGATGTACTCACCATCAATGCTGAAGTGCAGGGTTTTGCTGGTTGACGTGGACATGCAAATCTCCAGTCGGGCTGAGAGGTTGATCCCACAACAGGATGTTGTCGGCTCCGTAGAAAGCGGCGGCCCGGTGCTGGTATTGGCGACCGAGGCTGTGAGGGCGGCCGAGTTTGAAGATGACGATGAGAGCCGTGCCGACGTGCATGGTGTCGATGATGTCGTCGACCGACCAGTCGCTGTAACGGGCTTGCAGGGCGGTGTAGGCGACGGCGCTCATTGTCCGGCCAGCCGTCTGGCGCAGTCCAGGAACTTCCGCTCCAAATCATCGTTGTGCGGCTGGCGAGACCAGCTGTCGTGCCGGCGTTGAAGCTCTTGCAGACCCTGACTGTTGTCGGTCAACACATCGCCTCGTTTGATCAACGTGTAGATGTTGCTGACGGTCAGACTGTCGAGCCACTTGGCGGTCTTGTCGTCGATCGCCGCACCGATGGCGCACGGGTGGCCGCTGGAGTCACGGTATCGGCAGTGCGGCGTCGGACCTTGGGCCGAGAGGCGCTTTTCGCTGTGGGCTTTGAGCGCGGCCTGGGCGACGTCGCGGACGTTGAGCGTGAGGGGGGTCACTTGAGGATCTCTTTCACAAAGTCGATGAAGATCTTCTCCTTGGCGTCGATCACGCCCTGTGCGTGCCCATCGCGGCGAGCTTGTGCCCACTCGTCATGCAGACGCTGCAGCGCGGCCAGCTGATCCGGCTCATCGGTCTTGAGCCGACCCGAAGCGATCAGCCTCGGGATATCCGACAAGACTATCTTGTCCAGGTCGTGGGCAGTCTCGTTGTCGAGCGCCGCGCCGACGGCGCACGGGTGACCGGTGTGGTCACGATACATGCAGGCCGGGCTCTCGTTTTGGGCCGAGAGGCGCTTTTCGCTGTGGGCTTTGAGCGCGGCCTGGGCGACGTCGCGGACGTTGAGCGTGAGGGGGATCATAGTCCGTGTCCAAACTTGTGGAGGATCACACCTCCGGTTGGCGGGATGAGGATCGCCGAGCGGTCGCGGAACGTATGGATCACGCCCTTGGCCGTTCGGCTGGTCCTGGTGATGGATGCGCGGTCGGCGGGCGTCAGCTCGCCGTTGCGATCCTGGATGCGGGTGGCGATGCTCATCGGCAGAGCTGGGCTCCTGGGGCCACGAGGCGCGGCTGGCCGTCGGTGAAAACGATCAGCCGCTTGCTCTCTGGGTCTTGGTAGATCGTCTGGCCGTTCGGGCACGTCGCGATCACCACCGCGCGCCTGTAGGCGTCACGAAGGAAGCTCTCGTTCCAGTGCTGCAGGTTCTCGGCGGTCGGTGGAGGCTTGTAGATCTCGACGAGAAGGGCGACCCCGAGACAGACGAAGGCGATGATCGATGCTGCGATCAGGATCTTAACCTGATCGGACATCGGGTAGGGGTTGCGGCCCATATCAGTCGAGCCTCGACCCGGCGTAGATCAGCGGCTCTTGGCGCGCGCCGCTGTTCCGCTCAGGCCAGTAGGATTGGAGGACCTTCGCGAAGGCGGTCGCGCCGGCCTCGATCGCATCGATCGACTGGCCACGGTACTCGCCAGGGTTCCAGAACTGCCAGCCGCCCGCGTAGTGGGCGCTGCCGCGACCCGTCGCCTTCATGTGACGGATGAACGGGTGCGTCGCCGGCCGGAAGACGACCCAGGCGAAGCCGCACGCGCCACCGTCGGGCATGTCCTTGCATGCGGCGATGGCGGCTTCACGGGCCTCGTTGTAGATCGCATCGTAGATGCGCTGACGGGCCAGCGTCGGGCATGTGTCCCAATGGTTGGGATGGTAGGGTGTGCCGGGCCTGATCTCGACGGCGGCCGGCAGTTTGACGGGTGCGGCGTGCAGGCTCATTGGAGCGTATCCGATCCTGAAATGGTGACCGCCTGAGCGTCTTTACCTGGGTAAAAACGCTCCATGTAGTCGGCCTCGCTGGTGAAAATCTGAGCGGCCGGTTGCAGCAGGACGTCGCCGTCCCCGTCTCGCGTGACCATGACCAGCAGCGACGCAGTCTCGCGCGTCGGACTTTTGGTGTCGATCACCGACATGACGGCCAGCTCGGCGTCACAGATCATCTCGAACCGCTCGCGGGCGATGTCGGGCAGCGGGCCGGGTTCGGGCAGCGGCGGGTTGGCGACCTGCTTCATCTTCTCGATGAGGGTCTGGAGGTGGGCGAAGGTGAGAGGCGCAGAGCTGGCCATGTGCGCCAGACCTGTGCCGACGCCATCGCTAGGCCACACGACCATCTTGCCGGCGCGGAGCGCGTCGAAGACCTTGGTGAAGTCGGCTTCGAGAACCTTGACGTTCTTCTCGAACTCGTCGTCGGTCCAGTAGTGGCCGGGCATGTTGAGCGTGGCGATACCGATGGCGTTGGGCTCACCGCGCGCCTCGGCCGCTTGGCCACCGAAGCCCTTGCGGATCTCATTGTCGCCGAAAACGTAGAGTACGTCCGGGTTGTTGATCAGGTCTTTGCGGTAGTAGCGATGCTGGTAGATCAGCGGCATGGGTCAGTCCTCTTCCTCTTCCTCGGCGGCAAGGCGCTCGAACTCAGCGTTGATGACGCGCTCCGACATCTTGGTCAGGAAGCGCACGAACTTCGTATGCTCTTGCTCAGGCATCAGCCTGCAGGCTTTGATGGTGGCCCAAGCCTGAGAGATACAGGGATTGTTGGCGAGAGTATTGGGGTAGTAGTCTTCAAGAGCGATTTCCAAGCTCTTGTCCTCCCGCCAATACTCGAACATGTGGAAGGGCTCGTCCTCACCCGTAGACATGAATGACCCCGTCGTACCATTCCAAAGCACGGGCCTCAGGCGGCGGGGTGGTGGGCACCTCGAAGACACGGGCCGCGTCGCTGAGTGTGTCCTGGTCGAAGACCGGAAGGTAGAGCTGGATCGCTTGTTCGAGCGTCTCAGCCCACACGAAGGCGTCGAGGTTATTGCCATCGACGTCTTCGTTGGTGACCAAGTACAGCTTCAGCTTCAGCATTGGTGGTCCTTCCTGGCCAGGTGCTGGCCGATGTGACCCGCGCAGACGTAGGCGTCGCACTGGGGGCAGATGGCGAAGGCTCGACGCGCCATGCGGCTTTGGCTTTGGTGCATCGTCCCACACCTGGCGAAGGTCCAGCCCTTGGGCGCGACTTTGACCCGGATCACACCTTGGGACCAAGGGAGGATCCCTTGCAGGATCTTGTCGTCGGGCCAGTGTTGGCTGGGCTTGACGCCCAGCGCTTGCTTGACCTGCTCGTTGGCGGCCGGCCCGCCCGACATGGTCAGCCTGAGTAGCGGGTTGCGGGGCCGGATTACTGGCTTGGGCTTAGGCTCAGGCACTTCGTGGCCTCCTTCACCATTTTGAGCAGGTCATTGAAGTCTTCACCGTCCGGTGGGCGCGACTTGCTGTCGTCACCACGGATGGTGATGTTTTCGTCGTAGTAGAGCTGAGCGTGGAGCGCGAGACGCGCCAGCGCGGCGGTGGCGTCATCGACAGGCTCGAAGGGGTAGCAGGGATCGTCCTGGTCGAACGTGTTGTTGACGAACTGGCCCGGCCCGTAAGCGATGGTGACGGTCACCATCAGCCCTTGCGTGGATGGTGAGCTGGCCATGTCGATGCTGCCGATCATAGCCAGATCGCCGGCTTTGTAGTGTCGGGTGGGTGGATCTTTCCCATCCACGTCACCGAACCCACCGATGGTCATGCGAACCACGTCGCCCGGCTTCAGGTCGTAGGGGTTCAGCGTGTTGGCGTAGGTGAGCTTGGGCTCGTGCAGAGCGTCGGCGTCTTCGGCCATGCTGCGCAGCATGGATCGTGCGTCGATCCGCTGCTGGTCAGAGCCCGTGGTCAGATCCAGCAGGAGGGTGTCGAGCGACTGGCGATAGTTAGCGGGCACGACGGGATTTCCTTTTGCTGGCGCGCAGGCGCTCTTCCAGATCACGGATCTTGCTGCGGTGGTGCATGACATGCACAGCCATACCGCTGCGGGGATTGGCGAACTCGGCCGTGATGCACGTCTGGTGGTGCAGGATCCGGCGAGCGAGCCAGCTTTGGTAGAGGATGCGGATGATCGTCATGGTTAGATCCACCTCACGAAATCGGCTTGGGGGAAGGCAGCCAGGATTGAATAGACGAGCTTGAGGCGCTCGTTGGGGCGCATGTTGGCCCCACGACTGCCGGCAGCGCCGACAGGCGCGTCGCGACCGGTCTGGTTGACCATGCCAGCCCACCGCAGGTAGGTCGCGTGGGTTTGGCCGCTCACAGCGGCGATGGTCTTGAGGTCTTCGGGATGCACGTAGTCACCCGGCTTGGTGTCCTTGACCAGTTGGTTCTTGTGGATCATCGCTTGGTCCTCGTAACCTTGCAGGCCTGAGAGGGATCGGCGGTGCTGACCGACTGTTCGGCCAGAGCGACCCAGCGATCGACCAGGGTTTTGGACTTGGAGCGCACGGTGATCGTGCGTGTGGGGTTCTCGCAGCGCATCTGAGCGACGTAGGTCGGGTGAGATTGCGCGTAGGCGATGGCCACATAGCTGGCGGCTAGGACCAAGCAGAGGATCAGGCTGACCGCTATGGTGTGAGCGGTCGACTTGTGGGCGATGTTGATGGACGTCGGCGTCGGCGTCGGGGTGGTGGGGATCGAGAGCTTCGACAGGTAGACCTGGTAGCTCATCGTATCGTGCCACTTCTGCGGCCACTGCACGTCGTTGACGAACTGGTGCTCGTAGTAGAGCGCACTGAACTCGTAGCCGTGCTCGTTGAGATGTACGGCGAGCGGCTCGTAAGTTCCCTGGCCGACTTGGGCGGGCAGGCTGATCTCGCCGGGCAGGAGCGTTGCGACGGCGCTGTCCGCTTTGGGTCGGTACCAAATGTTCCGGTAGCGGATGGTGAGGAGAGGTTTATCGGTCATGCGCGGCGCTCCTTGGTTTACCTGAGGTAAAATATGTGGCTGGCGGCTGGCGGCTGGCGGCTAGGTGACGCCCGGCTGGGGGGAAATTAGCCGGGCGTCGTTTGCACAAAGTCATGGGTTCAAGATGACGGAGCTAGGCGCTCCGTCGGTCGGGCGTTCACATAATGGCCTCCCTGGTTGTGCTGTCGGTCCCGTCAACATGATGCAGAGGCACGCACCCTTGGCGTGCCTCGGGATCGCGGGATTTGGACCTAAGCTGGGGTAGACTAGAGACCCTGCTCCCGGATCACGTCCAGGGCTCTAGCGAAAGTCTGCTCGTCGTAAGCCTGGTGGAACCTGGCGACGAGCTGTGTCGGTGTGAGACTGCGACCGCCTTCGATCATCAGGATCGTATCGATCGCGTCATTCAAATCGTCTGGCTCACCCTGAACGATGAACTCGAACGGGATTGGCGGCGGCGCTTGGCCTGTTGTGCTCCACACGATGTGCAGACGATGGTGATGAGGGTTGCAGCACCCACTCGTGGGGCAGATGCGACGGACGTGATGCGTCGGATCGATTTCGTGGTGCTCGCGATTGATCCCGAGATGCTCAAGCGGCACGCCGCCTAACACCCCCAAAAGGTCACCTTCTCCAGCTCGCTGTAGACGCGCGCGCTGGATACGTTCGCTGTAGAGTAGAGTGAAGACGATCCGGGCGGTAGCGTGGGGTCGGCCTGCTTCGAAAACATGGCTCGGGCCTGCCCAGCATTCGCTTGCTGGCTCGGGATAGCTCGCGGCTCGCAGCTCGCTGCTCAGGTCACGACCTAGCAGTCTGGTAAGCCTTTGAATTATTGGTTGTTTTTTGCGCCCACGTTTTGGGCGCTCCTCGGCCTCACACATTTTGGCTCCCCGGTGGTCTAATTCCATATACGAATTGACCGTCCAACTCAAAATACTATATTTTTTATAAATATATATACTTTGAAATGGAAAAATAAATAGATATAGACACCCCCCCCGTATATGGAATTGCCCTTAGGCTCCGATTTCGGCAGACCCAGGACCCGACCGGCCGAGAAGCGCGGCTCGCACATGAGCCCGTAGAGCCTCGTTTGGCTCTCGGACGTCCCGACCTACCAGCGGCTCCTGTTTCGCCCGTCGTAGGCCCATCCAGGCGCGATTATAGCCAGCACGCTGGCAGAGGCGGTCCACCTCACGCCACGCGAGGGCCTCATTCGGCGCTCTGAACTTCCAAAACACGCGATGCACGGCCCGCGCGTCGAAGGCTTCGAACTCAATGCCGGCGCTGTGGTCGGGCAGAGCGGTCGCGTGACGCGGCATCGGACGCGGCTGGATCTTCGGGAGCGGCTTAAGCCACACCACGGCATGCGGGTCGAAGACCATATCCTTGTAGCCGAGCTGGCTCATGCGAAACTCCACCACACGAACAACGCGCCAAACACGATCACGATCGCTGCGCCGCTGTTGATTTGCTCCAGAGCCCGCTTGAGGCCGCGCCGCTCACGAATTGAGCGGTACGAATGGGGGCGCAGTTTGGGCTGGATTGTGGCGTGTGCCAAGCCCAAAATCGTCAGGCTCGCCAAAATCGCGAACCCCCCGCCATAACGAAGAGCCAAAATCAACAGGTCGTGCATTTTTACCTCCGGTAAATTCCGCCGCCCGAGGGGCGCGTAACGACGGCGCGCGTATGTAGGCACGCGCGAATACGCCCCGAGGGCGGGGTGCCCTCGGGGTTGAGTAGTCCTGTAGCGTGGCGGGATTAGGCCGCTTTGGCGACCTCTTGGGCAGGAGCCAGAGCCTCGCCAATTTCCGCATAGATCGCCGCAAGGGCGAGCCGCGCGGCGTCCGCCTTGCCTTGGTCTTCCCACTGGGAAACCGTGATCAGGTTGCGGATTTGGCGCGTAGCCTCGACCTGAAGGTCAAAGACCTCATTGCGCGGTTCGGCCGGTTCCGGTTCCGCCTTGGGTTGCGGTTCAAGAATGGTGGACGGCGAGGGATTGGCCGCCGTCGCCGCCTTGACGCTTGCGGCTTCAAGCCGCTTTTGCGCGGCGCGCGCCTCTTCCATCTTGCGGACACAAAACCCGCCGCAGAACGTGGCAATCGCCACGTCAAAAGCGTCCGGGTCCACCGCACCCGGTTCGCCGATAGCGGCGCGAAGTTTGGCAATCATACCCGGTTCTTCGAAGGCCTTGCGGCAACGAGTCCGAATGACGTTCGCCGTACCCGCCGTGACGCCGGGCACTTTGTCCGCGAGAAGTTTGGAGGCGGACGCGGGCGATTGACCGTGATCAGCCGCGAGGATGGCGGCAAAGGCCACCGTCATCGCCTTTTGAACGCCGCCTTGGGCGCGTTCAAGGCCGGTCACTTGGGTGGCCACCGCGCTAATTGCGCGGCCGGTGTAGTTTTCGAAGATCTTAAGAGCGTTTTCCATTTTTTACCTCAGGTAAATTTGAGAGCGGGATTGCTCTCGGGTGAAGACACAATGGTGGCTTTGGTGCGCGATATTGTCGCGCGACAAGAGACACCTCCGGCAGGGGCTACGCTTTACTCATCCGCTAATCAATCGAGCGGGTATGACTAAGAATAACCCAGAAAGAGGGGACAATGGGGTCCAGCATGAAGGAGTACACCCCTTTTTCGTTATAGAAATCAGTACGTTGGGGTCGA